TCTAAACTTCCGCTAATAATTTGATCAGCGGTAAAGGTGTTTGTTCCACCAGTAATCGCACTACCAGATACTAAATCTGCAGCGTCTATTGTGCTCCACGACCTACTTCCTGAATCATATATTGGTAAATGATTATTTTGTAAATCCGATAATTTTGTTTCAACTGGTTTTCTACCTATTAATTTAGACATTTTTTATCCTTAGTTAATTGCATTCTCAAGAACAGATAACACCACATCTAATGCACCTGTTTGATTAGTATTTATAATGAGCGCGTCATTTCTTTCAAGAACTACTTTACCACCTATTGGATTAAATGATTCGTTAGGGGGTATCACACCGTTCTTAAATAATGTGATATTATTTCCAGTTGTTCCGCTCTTTTGAATTTGTATTGTTGCTGTTTGCGTTGTTCCAGTAATGTTTGTTATTTGACAAGACAATACAATTGATGCAACATCTAAATCTTCTTGATATATCACATTATCACCACTACTTAAATTTGCGGTGATCAATCTGAATTTATTTAACGGTAAATTATTTACTATTGGCATATTCCTATATTTTAAAAGTTACTCTCTAATGCTAAGTTTATTGGTGTAATTACTGACGATATTGATTTATAAAATGTTCTACCCTCAATAGTTCCTGTCTTTTGTCTAATAACGAAATCATTACCTTGATATTGGTCACCGGTTTCATCACCAGCAGTATAATAAACTCTACCACCACTTTCTTGATAAATTCTAATATCTAAATTTGTAACACCCACACCACCTTGGTTAACAGGAAGTGCTAAAAAGTTAACACCTGAACCTGCATATGAGAAATCATGTGACGTTGATGTGATTAATGAACCAAATTCAACTAATAAATCACCGCCTGCTTGATCAACAATTACTCGTTGTACAGTATCTTCGACAACACTTAATAATTGACTTATTTTTGTAATTGTTGCGCCGCTTATTGAACCAAATATATTATCAGGATCATTTACAAAATAATCTCTAATGTATTGATATGCTAAAACAAAATCTTCAGCAATACCAGTGTGGCCTGAAGTTACAGGGAAGGCAGCAATTGCGCCTTGTGTGAATCCGCTTTGAACAGGTAATGTATAAACACTACCCACAGATGTATCTTGACCGATAAAAAATCCTGATGCTATTTGTGAAACACGGGTAACAACTGGTGATAATAAATCATCACAAATTGCATTTAATAATAAACCAGAATCTTTTATTGTTGATTGATATATTGTTGACCCAGTATTACTATAAGATGACGCATAAGTACCATAAAGTGCTAATTGTGACATCATATATGATTGGATTTGTGTTTTCTTTGTTGCAATATATGCCGACGCCGTTGGGTCAACTGTTGTACCTGTTACTATTGTTGTATCTGGTTTAACTAAAATTCTCATTCCTTTGGAACGTAAACCATAATCACCAAATGTTGTGTTTGAGTTTAATAATGAAGCGTGCCCACCATCAATACAATAAACACCAACTCTACTAAAGTTAGTAAAGAACGATACCATTTGACCATAACCTCTACCTCTTGCACACATACCAATACCATTGAAGGCAACCTGTGTATATGAATCCACAATCATTGAGTGAAGTGGGCTATACGGGTCTAGTACTGAATCATCAATTAACATTCCTCCAGGACCATTACCAACTAGTGGGTTACCATTATCAAAATCTAATGGAGTATAGAACTTAGAGAATGGTGTATTAATTGCTGAACAGTTTTGAACGTATGGTGACGTTGTGATATATGCTCCTGGTTGGAAAGCAAAAAAGAAACCATTTCTTGGGTTTTCTAAATCATCAATTTCACAACCCTCTAATCTAAGACCATGAACATATGTTGCATTGTTCATTAAAAACAAATTCTGGTTCTTTGTTGCATCCGTTGGACGAACAACTACTGATCTTAAATCATCACCTAAAACTGATACGTTATTAACTAACACTATTGGTGCTTCCTCAACATAATAACCTGTTTTAACATGAATACTTGTTCTATACGGATATGGGTTTGGAGGATTTAATGCAACTAAATCTGCTGCCGCTAATGCCGCTGCTTTAATAGTTCTAAATGCGGTAGATAATGTTTTACCATCATTTAAATCATTTCCATCCTCGCTAACGTAAAATAATTTTTCTGTGTAACCAATATTTGTTAGTCCGCTACCATTACCAACAAATGATGTTGCGATAACTGAACCAGTAACATTTTGATCACCAATTAAATTAATACTACCACTAACATTGATTGAACCAGTATTAACCGTGTTTGTTGAAATTAATTCTTCAACTGATGGTCCGAGAGAACCGGAAACAGCCATGTAAACTTTACCGTCGGTAGTGTTTAACGCTAATTCGCCTAATTGTAAATTTGAGTTAGTGGGTTTTTGACCGGGTACACTACTCCTACGCAGTTTTACTATTTGTGACATATATATGTTCTCTCCTATGTATTGTGGTATGTACCACGGTTATTAGATCTATTTAGATCTTACTATAAATACATAAAACTTTAGATTAAATAAATGAAATACCAATAAATCTTGTTGAAAATTTTAATTTTGTTTTGTGTAAGAATGTCTACCATAAACACACAAAAAAGGGAACCTTTTGAGTTCCCTTTTCATTTTATCTATTTTTAACTTTAGTATGAACCTCCGTCAATTAAATCTGAGAATACTAATGTTCCATCTGATTGTTTATAACCAAGTAAAGCATTTGTTTCAACAGTTCCTGTAGTTGTAGATACATAACCAAGAACATTTGAAGAGTTTCTGAACATGATAGCAGATGTTTTTGTACCCGCATCAGTACCACCAACAGCACTTAATGTCACATTACCGTAAATTAAGGTTTCACCTGTTGAACCCGTTATAATAAACTTATTTGTGTTGTAAGATAATGTTGTACCGTTGTCAACCAATAAACTATCTCCAATTGTGCTTGCTCCGGTTGCTTTTACAATGCTATTTGTTGTTAAACTAACTTCTGAACCATATGCTCCTGCTGTTGTACCAACAAATTTACTTGTTTGACCACTTGCTGAAACAAACATCCAGTAATCATTTAAAGAATCCCAAAGCATTGAAGCAGAAATTCCAGAAGAACCAGAATCCATAACCTCAAATCCAGCATACCTTTCAAATGGAGAATAAGCGTTTAATCTGATGATGTTATCATCCAACTCAACAACTTGTGATTGAATGTGTACTTCAGTTGCAGAACCTAAAACCTCTAATGTTCCAGAAATGTATAAGTTACCACCTAATTGAGTGTTACCTGTAACAGTTAAAATACCATTAACGGTTTCATCACCATGTATTGTTGTTGCCCCAGTAACAGTTAATGAAGAACTAATGTTTACACCATTTACACCAACAATTGTTACTGTTTGTGCACTATCATTAATCATTAAGTAATTGGTATCATCACCAAAGAAACTTAAACCATTACTAGATTTAATGTGTACATCACTTGCGCCTGTGTTATAAATTTCAAAATATCTTCCGTCGATTTGATCGGGTTGTAAATAAAGTGAACCAGTACCTAAAATTTTGTCAGTGAACACTGAACCTGTTACTTGTAATGAAGAACTAACAATTACACCATTTACACCAACAAGTGTTGCTGTTTGTGAATAGTCGTCGACTTTTAAGTAATTCGTATCATCACCAAAGAAACTTAAGCCACCACTAGATTTAATGTGCGTATCACTTGCACCTGTGTTATAAATTTCAAAATATCTTCCGTCGGCTTGGTCAGGTTTCAAATATAATGAACCAGTACCTTGAATATTTGTTACTTCGATTGCTCCTGAAACATTTAAGTTACCATTATCGAAAGTTAAACCACTATAATCGGTTAATAAACCATCCGCACCAACAACAACCAATCTTTTTTGAGTTAAATCCTCAACGTAAACTGATCCACTAAAATTTGTGTTACCACCAACATTTAACGCGCCAGTTACACTAGTATCACCATTAATATTTGTTGGGCCAGATAAATTAATAGTTGCACCATTATATGTATTTAATGAGATGCTATTACCACCATAATTTGCTGTAAGTGTCGAATTACTACCGTTGGCTGTAAAATCTCCACCAACATATAATCCGCCAGTTATTGCTGCACTGCTTGATACATTTAATGTGTTTTCAATGTGGACTGAACCAGACAATATTGTTGTACCACTTACCACTAAATCGCCAGGAAGATATAAATTTGTTGTGGAGATTCCACCGATAGAAATATTTTCAATATGTGCAGTTCCGCTAACATAAAGATCTTGCCAAGCATTTGTTGGTGAACCTAAATCAAATGTATTATTTAATTTTGGTATAATTGACGAACTAACCTCTCCTTGGAAGTTAATAATGTCTGTGCTAATATTGTCGCCAATATTAATGCTACCGGATAAAACAACATCACCTGTAAGATAAATCGAACCAGTTTGGTATGTGTTACCTGTAATATATAAGTCATCGTTAATACTTGTTGCGCCCTGAACCGTTAAAGTACCGCCTATTTGTGTGTTACCAGTAACGTTAACTGCTGATGCAGATACGTAAGTATCAAAAGTACCGATACTACCAGTTAGGTTATTGATTGTTACACCTGAAATTGTGTTTCCTTCAATATTACCTGTTAAATTTATTCTACTATTACCTGCTTGGCTTAAAATGTAGAATGATTTATTCCCCGCAGCATAGAACGGAGTACCATCTAATACCGATCCGTGTGAACCTGCTGTTAGAGTAGGCGCTGTTGTTCCTTGGTAGATCTTAGATGCTGGACGATAAGCGCCTGCAACACCTTCGGATTCACCGACGAATAAAAAGGGACCGTTTAAGTCGCTTATTGAACCGGTAGCCATCACCACTTCACCTATTCTCGCTGTAACGTCTTTAAGTTGCGTGATCCCACCCCTTCTGTGTTTAATTATTTGTGCCATTTGTTATGATTTAGTTGTTTTTATATAAATACTTTATTTTTAATTAGAAAAACCCATCTCCACAGTCAATTACCGCAAATTTGCTTCTGTCTGCAATTGTTCCTAAGTTCTCAATTGCAAGTGACGCTGAAACTATCTGTGTAGTTATTTGATTTTTAACAATACTCATTGCTCCAGAAACAATTAATGATTCCATGTTAGGATCAACCGTCTGAACTAAAGTTGTTGTTCCTTCTACCCTTAAATCACCTTTAATAACCATTGAACCAGTTACCTGTAAATCGTTTGTTGTGGCCCAGAATGAGCCAGTTTGACCCCAAATACCACTACCAGCGATGGAAGTGTTTATTGAAGCAGACAGGGCTAAAAATTCGTCTTCTAAGATGATTCTTTGTTCACTTCCAGAAGGACCGGCGATCCAGTAATCTTCTAGAGTATCCCACAATAATGAACCGGAAATTTTGTTTGGGTTTGTTGGGTCATTTACCTGAATACCACCAAATGCACCTTCAGAACCGTTTAATGCGATAATATTATCACCTAATTCAATTATTGTTGAATTCACGGCTGTTGTTGTTCCAGCAACAGTAAGGTTACCACCAACAAAAAGGTCTCCGGTAGTTTCTATACTACCAGTAATTAATAAAGAACCTGAAGTGTTTAAATTTTTAGCATAAACTGCTTCAAAACGATTGCTAGGTCCCCCTAATGTGATCTGGGAACCGGAAGGTATTGTCTGGGTGTCAATCTGTAACCAGTTAATCTGTTGTAAAGGCATCTATATTATCTTACTTTAACATAAATACTTTTATTCTGTTTCTAGGTATGAAAAAAGGAGATTTTTATATCTCCTTTTTAAAAATAATTTTTACTTTAACAAATTTTGTATCTTTTCAAGCAATTCTTCCTTGCTTTTATAGTCCCTACCGGGCACAAATACCGGTCCTGAATTTGTTTTCGGATCTTGTAAGAAAGTTGTTGGTAAAGAGTTATGTCCAGTTAGTTTGATTATTTCGTCAAAAACCTCTTTGTTTTGACTTATCTCAAACTCGTTAAAATCTATTTTATTTTCTTTTAAAATGTTTTTAAGTTCCACACAATGGCTACAACCATTTAATGTAAAGATATTAACATTATACATATTACAAACTGGTTAAGATATCTTTATAGAATCCATCAGTGTTTGCACCAACGCTCATGGTTATTAAATTATTACCGTTAAAGAATGCTACGGTTGGTACGGATCTAATGCCAATTTCACCAGCATATTCCATATTCTTATCAACATCAATTTTTACAAATTTGATATTTGGATATTCACTCTCCATTCTTTCTAATCTTGGTAATAGCGCTTTGCATGGTCCACACCATGTTGCGAAAAAATCTACTAATAATTTTTCGCCATTATTTTGTCTTTCTTTTAATTGCTCCGATGTAATTAATTCCATTAGAATCCTATTTTACTTGTTGTTTTTGATTTTATTAATTCAACTTCAATATTATATATATCAGCCAAGTTCATTGCTTTATCTGACACAACGTCTTTACCTAAACTATTCAATAAAGCATTTGTTTGCTCTAAGTTAAGTTTTTCAAATTTATGTTCAGCGATTAAACGACCCTTTCTTAATAATGCTTGATCAATCCTTTCTCTTTTCATGTTGAAGGTTGCTACAATTTGAATATTCAAACAATCTCCAAGAATTCCATCCGTAATATTAAGAACGTTCGATACTCCGGCTTGTGAACCACTACCTTCTCTATCCGCAATAACTCTTTCTGCATCTTCAATAATTAAAATGCTATCCTTGTGTTCCATTAGAAAAGGAATAATGCTTGGTTCTGATAATGCTTCAGCCAATGACGGTGGAATAAATAAAATATCTTTTTCTTTTATTAATTTAGTAAGATATTTTAAATATGAAGTTTTACCAGTGCCTGGATCACCATGTAATAATATAATTCCCTTACCTTTTGGTTTGTTTAACTTTTCAATAATAACATCATGTACTTTGATAAAATCTTCGCCGTAATTTAAGCGTAAATCCATATCAGCGATGTCTAAATCATATTCCTGTGTATCCAAATGACCCATCTCACTTCTAACCAATGAAATATTACCTTTTTTTCTTTCTTTTTGGAATTTTTTAATCTCAGTAAAATCTAATTGCTTTTGTAGTTCCCCTCTTTTAATATCGTAAAGAAATTCAACAACATATAAATTAGCATCCCTTTCTGTCATTCCAGATGCCTTAACCATCAAACATTTTTCTTTATTAACATACACAAAATCTTTTTGCATATCATGTCGTCTATTCCTGATAACTTTTAGATCTAAAACAAAATTATTTTCAATTAAAAATTGAAATAAATCTGATGTATATAATTCTCTTCCTGATTCTTTGGAAACTACCGAATCAAAATAAAATAAAAAAAGTTGGTCTGTTGGCTGGTCGGAGCCATATGATGATTCATACAAATATAAATCTTCGGGAAATATTCTTTTCATAGGTTTAATATAAGTAAAAAAAACGAAAATAAAAAATTAATTCATACAAACCGGATCATATTCTTCATAAAATAAAAATAAGCCGTCTTCACTATAGAAGTAATTTTGTTTGGTAATTCTTTCTGCAATCAAAGTAACTCTTAATAACTCTAACTGCTCTCTTGTTAATTCTGGGGCGCCCTCTGTTTTATAATTTTTCTCAGAAATTTCAAGTAGGTGCTCATAAAATTTGATTTCATCTCCGTCGTTAATAAAATAATCTCTCGCTTCATCATTTGTTTTAAAAAATGTTTTAATGCGATCCAAATATATTAATACTTCCGGGTTAGTCATTCTATGTTTTTTTTATGTGTTCAATATCAATAGTTACTGACGTAAATCTACCGAAAATCCTAACATTTAATGTGACCTTATCGACTTTAATATCTGTTATTGTTCCAACAAATGAAGTAAAGGGGCCATCCGTTAATGTTACCTCTTCACCAACCATAAATGTCACTAATTTGTTTTCTCTGTGTAAATCTAATTTATCGTCTTTGATTATCTTTTGAATATCATTAGGTCCCATCAATTTAGGTCTTTTATCCCCTAACATGGACATAACTGAAGGAAAAACTGAGATTTCTTTCAATTCTTCATCATTCAATTTGCTTTGGGCTTCAAAATAGAGGTAACCATTATATAACACTCTGTCTCTATATGTTTTCTTCTTTTTTGTTGTTATTAATTCCCTTTCTGTTGGGCATATAAACCTAGTAACGTACTCCATTCTACCTAATGATATTAAGGTATTGAAGTGATCGCTCATTTGTCTTTCTTTTCCTGGTGTTACTTTTAACACGTACCAATTGTTTAACATAATATTTTTATATTCTATAAATATTTTATTTTATTAGTTAAATATAATAGAAAATTGTTGAAAAATAAAACGATAGGTTGAAAAAACCCCCAAAATTGCTTATATTGGTACATGAGTTGTAAAGAATGTAAGAAAAAATCGGAATTTAAAGAAAAGTACGAGAAGTCCACTTCGTACATTGAAAAGTACACGATTATCTTCGTAATTGTGTGGTCAGCCCTTGCTATTTACGGGTTATACTCATTAATAACCAAATTTATATGAAGTCGAAATTTAGATATTTTATTATACTTTATTTAAATGGTAAAAAAAAGAAGGTCCTACATAAAACAATTACTAGGGGTAGAATTATGGACTATTGGTCTGAATATAAAACACAAAAAAAACCGCAATATTGTGCTGAGATTAGAGGGAGAAAAAGATCCAAACTAAATTTTGAACTGTTTTTAATCTACCCGTTAACTAGATGGTCTGTAACAGACAAAGCGTATAAAAAAGACGAATTAGGTAGAAATATTCCAATAACATTAGACGATCCTAATTTTAGAATTAAAGAAATATTGCCGTGGTGGGAAGAGGAAAAAGTTTTTGATTTTGAAACAAAAAAACATATTCGTTATTACGAAATGTATGATAAAATAACGGCCATTCAAGAAGTTTGTCAAATTTTCACTTTGAATAATAAAATATTTGTTCAAATAGAGAATGATGTAAAAGTATTTGGTAATAAAAATCTATACGATACTGATAGATTATTTGAAATTTTAAAATTACACTTACATTCAAAAAAGAAAAAGAATTTTCTTTTTATTAAAGATGTTACAACATACCAACGTAAACAACTTTATGATTTTTTAATGAGTAAGGGTTTTAGTAGAAGAGAGTTGTTTAGACATTACTCATATTAAAAACAATGTTGATTTCACCTATTTTAATATTAAAACTATCTTTTGGTAATCCGCCAGATAATCTAATTTTTCTAGCAACCATATTATAGATTCTCTCAAATTCTTTTTTATTAACCTCAAAGATGATTGTGCTATTATCTGATTCTAAATTACATTTTTCAATCAAATCAGATATGATTGCTAATTGATTAAATAAATCACCTTTTTTTTCCATATCCAAATATTATTAATATCTTTTCTATTATAGATATCTTCTTTTTTGGTATTGGCTTGAAGATTTTATCCTTATCTACTTTCTTTATTTCGTCAATTATTTTTTTCTTGTGAGTTTTTATTTCCTCACTGTCCTTCTTCATCTCCTTGTTTAACCAATCCAATCCTTGTTGTATTCTCTTGTCCATCTCCTGTATGAAAATTAGGGTCTTTTAATTTGTCCAAAGGTTCGTTCTTAAATGTGTTTTCCAACTCTTTAAGTTGCTTTTGGTACATGTCTTGTAATTCCTTTTGCTTAAGTTTAAATAATCTTTCTTTCTCTTCAATTTCTTTATTATATGTGATTATTTCTAAAGCGCAAGTTCTAGCAACATTATAACCTTCTTGATCAGCGGTACTGATAAGAGATATAAGAACGCTTTTGTCATTTTTATCTTGAACTTGATATGATAATGCTTTATACTGCTCAACGACCTGATGTACATGCTCTAGTTTCCAGTTTATTGGAATTCTAATGTCTAAACTAACATTTTGTTTTATTTCTCTTAATGAGAAAAAATAAGGTCTAAGATCTGATATTAATTCGTACACGTTCTAAGTTATAATGAATGTTATTATGTATGCTATGGATAAGTAAATAAAACTTAATTCAGTTTTAGATACATCCATTGCTTTGGGGTTTTCGTCTCTTAATTTTGATACGAATTCAAAAATGAATTTTAGTAAAAAAATTAAACTAAGTACAAAAAAGTAAATTTTAATTTGACTCAGCATGATTTTTAATTTCTTCTAGAATTTCTTTTCTATAAACACCAAGTAGTGCTTTTATTTCTTGTGCATGCTTTCTTGCTCTAATTGATGCACTTCTGTTGCCCTTTTCGTACACTTTTTGTGTGTCAACAGACATTTTTTCAACAAGTTCTTTGATTTTTTTCAAAGTTTCCATATGCGTTATTTTAGTTCAATATACAAAATAAATTCCGGTTTTCAAAGCGAATATCTGTATTTTTTTTCACTTTTTGATATTTGACTCCATGGTTTTGTAGATCTCAGTCAGCAAATCCAACTCCGATCTTGACTTTTTGTTATTGAAACTGAATAACTTATAAAAATAATCTTTAATTCTATTGGTTTTACCTTCTAGTTCATTTTGATAGTACGCTTCATGAAAAAAAGCCCAAAAGTAGTTATGGTGGGCTCCAGTTTCTTTAAAGGGAATATTTTCTTTCTCGAAATTTTCTATGGTTTTTCTCCAACACCAATTGAAGTGGTTCATTTGTTCTTTATCTTCAAAAAGAACATCTGCACCCAAATAAGTTTCCTCTATTAAATCATGTAAACTTAATATAAAGTCGTGAAATAACTCTATCTTTTCACGAGTAATATTATATGCTTTGTACCAAACTTCTACTTGATTCTTGTAGTTTTCTGATGCGATAAACTCTAAATAACCCTCTTGTTTTCTCATAACCCAAATATAATTAAAATATAAGGATAAAAGAAAAATTTTAAAAGGTTATTATTGAGTGCTCTTATTGTATTTTGCCATTTCTTTCATTCTTCTGATTTCTTCAGAAATTACTTGATTAACGGTATCTTTAGATTCAGCAACCGGTTCTTTTGTTGTTGTTGGTTGTTTATCTTTAATATACATTGGCATCTCCTTAACCTTTTTGATCTTTCTTTCAGCCGCTTTAGCCATATTAGCACCCAAATCGCTTTTTATAACGTTGGCTACTTTTGATTCATCTTGAGAGTTACCAGTTGTGCTGTGCCCCTCTAATGATTTTTTCATTCTATCTTTAAATTGTTTTGATGGTTCGCTATCATATTCCATATGTAATGGATTACCGCCTCTCCAATCTTCAACATATTCGTTTTCTTCGTCTGAATTAACTCTTGCTTCTTTTTCTTTTTTAGCGTTCACTTGATTCGGAAACTTAGGGTCATCACTGTTTTGAATTTTTTGTGAATTCTCAACATTCTTCATTGATGCACTATTTCCTGCTTTATTAATTTGACCGCTTTTTATGCGCATATCTTCTGCTTTTCTTTTGCCAGGTATACTATCTTCAACTAAGTTTGCAATAAACTTAATCATCTCACTTTCAGTTAAACGAACAACCTTCTTTTTGGATTCATACATTCCGGTGCCACATTCACATACTTCTTTTCCACACTCAGAACAAACTCCATTATCTTCACCTAATTCATCAGGCGATGCATCAAATTCTTCTTGGTGTGTATATTCTAATTCAGGGTTAGCATCTGACATGTCGTTAGCAAGTACATCATAAAAATATTCAATTTGTTCATCTTCATTTCTTAAGATAACTGTCATTGAACCTTTTCTAAATATTCTGCAGCCGCCAGCGCTTTTTGCAAAACTTTTTAAATCTTCTAATGATGTGATATCTTCAGCACCGCCATGTTCATTAGAATCATCACCTTCATCGTCAGAAACACCGAACATACGACCAGCAGCGTCTTCGTCACTTTCTGGTAATGCGTAATCATCAACTTCTAGCATTGCGCCACCGCCACATTCAGCACACTCTTTTTCTTCATTGGCTTGCATCATTTCGAAATCTTCTTTATCTAATTCACCATTGTGGTTCTTGTCTAATTTCTTTTGTCCGCCGATTAATTTTTCGTCTACTGTTTGTTTTTGTTTCATGTTTTCAAATTTTTCTCCCATATTATCTAAATCATCAAAAGACAATTTAGGTCCTTTTTCAATGATAAACTCTTGGCCCTTGTCACCTTTTTGGTAACTATCTAATTTTTGATCGGCCTCTTCTTGAGTGTCACACATCTCAACGGGTTCACCCTTTTTATTTTTTATAATATACACTTCTTCCGTACTCTCGGTAATTCTTTTCTTAACCTCACTAGTTATTGTGCTTTCTATTAATTGTTTTAATTCTTTAACTTTCATACTAAATAAATATATCTTTAATGTCATTTAACACTAGTTTTTCCACATCTTTCATTGAAATACCGTGTTTTTTAGCGGCGTTTTGAATAACTACTCTTAATTCGCTTACTTGCTCATACATTTCAATCGCTCCGGTGTCCCCTTGGTTACAATATGGGAATTTTTTACACTTATCCTTAACTCTAACAAATTTACTACCTGGGCCACCCCATTTAGGAAATTTCTTATCAACAACTGCTCTACTACGCATAATACTCTTTTCGCCATCTATTCTTAATGGGTCTCTTCTACCTTTTGTTGATCCAAATAATGGTACATCAAAAGCGCCTGCAGATGATGCATCTGTGGCTTCTTTAAACTCACCCTGTACATTATACTCCTTTGTGTTAGATAACTCACCAGTGCCTTTAACTGTGCTAGATCCAAAAGCATTTGCATCGAATGCACCTGCAGATTCTGCACCAGTTTCTTCCAACTCAAATTTTTCGTCTTCTGGAATAACCTTAGTGGCGTCTATAACTAATATTTTAGGATCAATTTTGTTTTTTACTAAACCAGCAATTCTAGTGTTACCTGCAACTAAGTCATAATAATCAGAATAAATCTTAACTGCGATTGGTAACTCAATTTTACCGGTTTTAAAATTTTTAATGAATCTTTCTTGTTTCTCTTTATTTAAATTTTCAAAATCTAAATCAACATTACCTAATTCCTTTTTAATATCACTATAGTTTTTGATTGAAGAATTCTCCATAACAAACTTAAACCAATCTTCCTTACCCATTTCTTCAAAGAAAGGGTATCTAGTGGCTTCATTCCACTCGTGTTCAAAATTTGGTTTACTATATTTCATTATCTAACACCTTTTAATGGTGATTCCCAGAAAGATTTCCTTTGCCAAAGTGTTTTGAAGAGTTCGACAACTACTTTTGTAGATAAGTCCACTATTTTCTCGTCAATTTTTTTTGTGCCTAGTTCTTTCTGAATTATTTTAACGACAACTTCATGGGCCTTGGTTGTGTCCATGAAATCTTTAATCTCCTTTTTAACTATCTTCTCAATTTCCTTTTTATCGTCGTTACTTAGTGCCATTTTTAATTGTTCTTTCTATTTAAAATTAATTCATTCATTGAGTCAGTGAATGTATGGAAAAACTTTTCTAGTTTTTGTATTGTTGTAATAACCTTTTGGTCTAATTTTAACATATCGGCATTTACATAAACCCCAGATTCGTCATTACCAGTAATAAACACAAAACTTACATCTTTATCTGTGATTTTACCATCTAAACGAACTTGTTCATCAGTTATATTAAAACCTTCGGTAAACTCTGTCATTTCCGCCACTTGTTGGTGAAAATTATCAATTAATGATGAGATAGCATTTTTTTCTTCCTCACTTATCTCTAAATCCGCACTATCTGAAGAATGGATTTTAACCTCAACGTCGTTTATAACAGTGAAATCTTTATTTTGTGTACTTTGATCATCAAGCGTAGGATCTTGTGATTCATCTTCCATTATTAGGTTCTTTGAAGCAATAGATTCGTTTAAAGATCTAATCTTATTTAGCATTGTTTTGGCTTCATCGTAGCCCCATTTCGATTTGTTTGACATAATCTTCAAAAATATTAAAATTAAATGACGGGTTTATATCTGTATAAATATCAGAAAAGTTGGATTTACTGACAATCCCGAGGAACTTTTCTGCGTTTTCAATTAAACCAGATGAAGGAACTGCATAATAGTTTATATTATGTTCAACACATAGTGTCATAACTAGGTCAATTAAGGAACTTATTTGAGGTTCAGTGTAGTTATCCCAGTAGTAATGGTTTCTCCAACTTTTGATGTACGGATCACCTCTGTATGGGTCATTTATCCAATTCATGTAGATACCTGTAATGGTATTCTTGTTTAACCAGCCCAGGTTTTCTATTGCTATTTTTATCTGGGTATTATCAATTTTAGGTGAGTTAAAGGTATTGGATGATCGATCAATATCTAATATTTTATATATGTTACCTATTTTATCAACACAAAAATGTGGTATATCGGCGTAATTACCATTTTTTCTATGTTTTAACATCATAAAATAGTCATTTACCCTTCTATGTGTGTCGAATAGAAGAATTTGCTTCTTTTTTACCTTTGTCTTTTTGGATTTGAATTTTATGTTATCTAAAACCTCTACGTTTCGAATTGCTAACATTTCTCTGAATAATTTTACTTGTTGGCCTTATGATTGGAATAAACGCATTATTAACCCCATCTTCATCATATGTAATCTCGGCTGGTGTTTCTTCTTCTTTTAATTCAACTGGTAATTCTCCGTCTTCTAGATACAATGAATCCACTTCTTGAAGATCGGTTGGTGTTATTGTTGGTGTTGGTGTAACAGTTTCTGTTGGTGTGTTAGTAGGGGTAGGCGTAACAGTTTCTGTTGGAGTTATAGTTGGTGTTGGTGTGGGTGTTTCTGTTGGTGTATTAGTAGGGGTTGAAACTATTTCTTCTGATAGGAATTCTAGTTCTTTTTTTTTTCGGCATCAGATGTTTGATCATCTATTCCGGTTTGCTCTTCTTCCTCTTCCATATCTAAATTTCTTTCCCATTCATCTAAAACCATTTCATTAACCTCTTCATCAGATAATGATTGAATATATTCATCTTTTTGGAAAAAATTCGTTGATTCTGGGGTTATATTAGAAAAATTTCTACTTTCTTCTTCTTCAGTTGGTTCTATAGTGGAAAGTTCTTGTTCTGTTTGTTTAATCCAATGCTGTTGAAAACTTTCCCAATCTTTGTCAGATTCATCCATTAATGTTACATCCAAATCTGAAATATTATCTTCGGTTATTTTTGGTTCTTCCTTAATCATTGGGTTATCAAATGGTTCATTATATAAACCTAACTCTTCGTCGTTTTTTATAATTTCCGCTAATAACTCTCTTTGTCTTACTTTTTCATCACTAAATTCATTAGTGTAGACAGGGCGAGTATACTCCTCATCATATTCAACCTCTTTAGGGAAAATTGATTTCTTTTCTACAATTTCTTCTTCATATTTTTTAGCGGCATTTTTTAATGCTTCGTTTGGTGGGGGTGGATTTAATAATATTTCTTCTAATTTTTTCAAATCTTCTTCTGATAGTTTTAATCTAGCAGATTCGTGGACGATATCTTTTACATCAACTTCTTCTTTTTCATTTATTTCTTCTTCGTCTTTTCTTTTTGTCATTACTAACTGATTAAATGAAATTACCAAGGCAACCGCCAATGGGTCAAATACTATTACAATTAAAAATATAAAAAACTTAACAACCGATTTTAATTCAACACCAAACGCTTCAGCAACAAATCTAAATCCACCAACTTCTCTTTCGATATCAATGTTAGCGTTTTTAACATCATTAATCTTACCATTATAAGCAACAATAGAATCTTGTAAAGAGTTTATTTTTTTATTAACGGTATTAGATTGTTTATCACGATTATCAACTGAACGTAATAATCTACTATTAACATTACCTTTTGTTATTAAAGTATTTTGAGTGGTTGATAAATCTTTTTGTTGACTTTGTAATGTGGTGATTTGTTGATTGGCATAGGTTATTTTATTATTCCAAACATCAATTTCTCTTTGTACTTGTTCTAATTTAATATTTTGTTGTTGGAATGCATTTGATAGATAACCAAAAATACCTGCAGATGTGATCGCCATTAAAATTACCACAGCCGATGTTAGATACCACTTATTAACACCGCTAATCGTCTTCCATTCTTGTTTAAGATATGTTGCAGTAACTAACTTAGCAAACTCTAATGAACCAGCCATGATCATTACAGCGATTGCTGCGCCGCTAAATAAAACACCTAACCCTGTTACGGAAAAGTAAGCCGCGCTACCTGCAATCATAATAGCGGAAATCGCTACTAAGTATTTTAACCAATTTTTATTCATATAGATTATAAATAGTTTAATAGCCCAAAACTCTCGTTCCTTAGTTTCTTTAGGGCCTTGTCTTTTAGTTGTCTAATTCTTTCTTTAGTGCAACCAAATTCTTCTCCTAGGTCATCTAAATTGCGTTCGGAGCCACATAAACCAAAATAACCTTCAATTATTGTTTTTTCTCTGTCATCCAATATGGATAACATGTATTTCATTCGTTTTTTAACCTCGTCTAAATTATTTAATGCTGACATAGGATCTTCAGCGTTAGGGTTATTAATTACTTCAATTAAAGTATCGCCATCTTCATTAATTTCTTTAAATAAATCTACAGTTGATGGGATGCCAATCAAAGATGTGTCGTTGTACTCAATTAAATAATTGTCATCATTTTCATCTATCTTCTTTTGCTTTTGTGCATCTTGTAAAACATTAGACGGTATGCGTATTGTTCTAGCATATTCATTTAACGCAGCCATAATAGATTGTTTAACCCACCAAACAGCATACGAGATAAATTTAAAACCAGATGTAATATCAAATCTTTCAATTGCTTTTATTAAACCAATGTTTCCTTCAGATATTAGATCCAAAAGATCTAATCCTTGATTTTGATACATTTTCGCAACAGATATAACAAAACGTAAATTACCTACAACCATTTCATCCGTTAACTTCTGTCGGACTTCTTTACTTAGTTTTTTATCCTTAAGAAGTACAAAAACCTCATACTCTCTTTTGGGGTCAATCACTGGGATTTTTTTCAAATCCTTTATGTAGTAATTTAATTCGTCAGTTTTTTGAACTGGTGCGGTTTTCTTCATATGCTGGTATTAGATAACAATATTACACAAAAAATTCTTATTTACCAAAATCGTCTAAAAATTTTTTTTCGTCGTCTGTTAAACTGTTAACACCCTGTTGGTCAATTTTATCTAAAATATCGTCCAAGTCCATACTGGGTTTGGGTTTGCTTTCCATTAATAACTTGATATTTTCCTCGCTCATTGGTTTAAAAACGAAGTCCTTTAGGGTTTCGGGTAGGTAGGTAGAAACTATAGATGACCGTTCAAAAAGAAAGTAAAACTTTATTTGCTCAATTGCTAATAAAACGCTTAATTTATCGTGTAGTTCTTGTTTTGTTTTTTCGGTCTCAAAAATAATAATACAGTTACCATCATTTTCAATAACATACTTAACACCCTTTTCAGATATTTCCGAAAAATGTTCTAAGCAGAAAAACTCAATATCACCATGGTCTTCAAAATCCCCAAAAACAAATAATATAAATGTCCCCATATTTCTCCTTAATATAACTATTTATATTAGCATACTGTACAGTATTTTAGACCATGAAAGAAATTAGAAAATTAGACATTAAAAAATTAACAAATATTGTTAAGACCGTCAAAGGTTCTCTTTTAAAAGAAGATGAAGACCGTTTTTCGGGTTACAGAACTAAAGTTGAGTTCGATATTGAGAGTAATAATCGATTTGAGGGGAAAGATATTGATGAAATCAGACATCCAGAACATATTGATGTTATTTTTGATTTATACATATATGAAAGAAAATGGGGTATTGAAAGTATTGGTGTAGTAAATATTAGAGGACCTAAGGAAATTGAAATTGAATTTGACGTTTATAATGAAGAAATTGATGATTATGATACTTTTTATCACACTATCAAACTAAACTGGGAAGAAAAAAATCTTGAGTTAGACACTTCAAACGCATATAGTGAGAACGTAAACGTTGATCTACAAACCACATTACGTAAAATATTACTTATTTTAGATGAAGGTTTTTTCCAAGAAAAAATTATTTTTTATCCTTTTGAAGATTAATTTTCCAATAAACGCCTCCGCCTATATTTGGTACTAAAGATCCGTTTATACCGTCTGGGCCTACAATATTTTGCACACCAACACCAAATTTATAGATTTTTTCATCTTTTGTTTTAATCATCATACTAACACCTAATAGGTTTATCATATTAGGTTTGTCAAATTTAGCGTCAATCCCAATATAATATAATCGTTTTGGTGGTACGGGTGTATAGATGGTGTCTTTTACTATTTGTTTCTTTACTTTGCTGGTAAACGACCTACCTAATATCCTATTGTTAGAAATTGTATCAAAAACTGTTACCGTTCCAATGTTGTTTGGTAATTCTAAAACATCTTTTTTGGTTTGCTTATTTTCCGCGAACATTTTTAAAATTTCGGCGGTATCTACTGGTTTCTCAACTTCAACCCTTACTTCTACCGGCCTATCAACTGGAACCTCGACTTCGATGGGTACTTCAACCTCGGTCTCAAATGGGATTGTATCGTGCACTGGATAAGGAACGGAGTCGATTTGGGTAACTAACTTAGTTCTGCCAGGCATGAACCCCTTAGGGTTTAAAAACTCAATTAAAGCCAATAATAGAAGAATAACGATAATAATATTTCTAACGTCAAGTAATTTCTTCATTTTATTTCAATAATAGCATTGTTGTAGCAATTATACCGATAAATGAACCGGCTTTATAAAAGAAGGTCTTTCTTCTTTGTCCTTTAAGTTCTTTTAATAAACTTTCGGATTTAGCCCTTTCTAGATCAAATTGTTGGTCCTTTTTAGTAATAATTAACTCTAAATTACCGATCTTTTGGTCTTTAAGGGTATCTTTTTGTTTAAAAAGGATAATTTGGTCATCTTTAAGAGATATTACCTTATTAAGTTCCACGATCTCGGTCTGAGCACCGTCACCCTTAATTAAGTCCTTAATTATCATTTTTGCTATCGGTACCTTTATCGGTACAATAGTATCAATGTTGGTCTTTATAACGGTCTGAGAAAAACTTTTCGAGGTCAGAAAAATTATAATTATTAACAGAATCAATTTTTTCATGTGTTTGGTTTTTGATGATTGTTATGTTTTTTGTAACATTATTTATGCTTCCGTCTACTTTATCGATTTCTTGGTCGATAATACCGATTTGTTCAGTTAATTTGATATTTAACATTTCTACTGAATCGATCTCATTTTGAATAGAGTCAATTTTGCTATTATAACCCGCTACATCGGTTCTTATCTTACTTCCCTGGAAAATAGTATATCCAGCCAAAATAATGACAATAACAAGCAGTATATTCGTTTTATTGATCTTCATATGCGTATTTTAATATAAATACAAACGGGGTACAAAAAGTACCCCGCTTAGACCTTGTGATTAGTTTATTATTAGAACTTTGTTCCGCATTGTGGACAGAACTTATGTGTATCTTTTTTGCGTTTTGAGCCGCACTCGGTACAATAAATCATCAAATCATCCTTAGTTACATATAACTTTTCTGATTGAGGTTTGATTTTCCACCAATTTGTTTCAATTGGGTAGGAATTAAATCTAGCATTACCTTCCACAAATGATTGGTTGGACTCTGAACCTTTTTCCACTCTACCCGTTTCAAATTGTCTTGTTGATTTTTTAACTTTGTCCGGATTATTTAAGAACGTATTTGAGGCACTAAATGTTCCGCTGGTTAACGAAGTGTTATAAAACGTGTTTGTACCGGTAGATGTTGTGGTAAAAGTATTACCATAATATGGTGTACCTGTATTTATCCAAGCCGGATTGCTAATTGTTATTGTGCTGGAACCACTGCTATAATATGATGGTAATTTTATTTCGTCATAAAATTTAATAACAACATCACCATTATTTGCAATCGCTTGTTGTACTTCCTCATTATTATCATTTACAACGTATGTTTCGAACAAAAACTTCTTTGCTTCATCGAGATACCTTTCAAGGAATACACGTTCACCTGGACGAAGTATAATACCATTACCAATGGTATTACCATTCATCTCGATTTTTGCTAAAATTTTATTTTGCGTGGGATTGAAAAGTTCAATTTCGAACTCGTCTCCGTTTTTTAAATAGACAGTATCAATGTACTGTTTTAATCTTTGTTTACTCTTGGTAATAAAAGATTGTGGTCGTGACAAGGATGTCACCCAAATAGTTTGTTTCATTTTCCTTATATTTTTTTGTATTTGAACCCGAATTTGTTGGTATCAATTCCAACTCAAATGCCACAAGGACACTTCCGATTCAACCACAAGGTCTAATATTAAATATAATATAAAAATAAAAAAAGGGAAGTGTAAGCACCTCCCAATTTTATTTATTACTTAACCTAAAAATTATTTCTTCTTTTTAGTTACAATTTCATCTATAATACCATAAGCCAAAGCGTCTTCAGATGATAACCATAAATCTCTTGACGCATCTTGTTTAACCACTTCAGCATCTTTACCACAATACCCACCTAATAATTCAAATAAAGTATTGTTAATTTTTTCCCATTCGATCATGTCGATTTTGGCATCTTGAATATTTCCTTGAAAACCTCCTGAACTTTGATGTAACATTGTCCTAGAAAATCTAAGTGATCCTCTTTTCCCTTTTGCACCGGCGCCGAGTAAAATTGAACCCATAGATGCCGCCATGCCAGTATTGATTGTTCTAATATCTGAATCAATGTAATCCATAACATCTACCATTGATAAACCAGATTTAACGCTTCCGCCAGGGCTATCAATATGCATTGTAATATCAGTGTTGTCCAAACTGTCTAAAAACATAAGTTGCGCTTGTGTAATAACTGACATACTATCGTTTACCTCGCCGGCAACCCATATAATACGTTCCATCATCAATCTACTAAACACATCAATCTGTGTTACGTTCATTTGTCTTTCTTCAAGAACATATGGTGTTAAACTACTCTTAAGCCCTAGGTATGATTCTAGGTTTTTTGTGAAATAGTCGATCTTGGAGGAACTAATCCCCATGCTTTTAGCAAAAAGACCGAATCTGCTGTATTCTTTTGGTGTCATAAAATTGTTTTTACAAATATAATTAAAAAAAATTAAATTAAGAAATTTTGGTCGTTACATATTCAATACTGGATATGTTATCATCCTTTTTAACCATGATAATGTTGTCTGACCAGTTACGAATTAACGGATTGTGTGAAATTACTAAGATATGTTCAAAATAATTTTTGATTTTCTTGAAAAATTCACCTACCATCTCCAGATTTTCATCTGCGATTTTTCCAAACACTTCATCCATTACCACAATGTTTGGTTTAGGTAAAGACGATACTTTTGTTAATACACTTCTCAACGCCAATGAAGATATTGTTCTTTCATAACCTGATCCGGCGTTAAGGGGTTTAATTACTCTTGTTTCATTATCAATCATAATAAACTCAACTTCATTCTTGTCGTTAATGTTTAACTCAAGCGTGAAATAACAACTATCAGATAATAAACGATGTAATTCTTGATTAAGTAATGGGATCATGTTCTTTAATATAATTTTAGAGATACCATTCTTACCAAAAATTGTTAAATATGTTTTAAACACTTGCTGGTATTCTTCCTCTGCTTTTATCTTCTCGATCAACTTATTATTTATATCGATCTTTTCTTCCATATTAGTAATATTATTATTGTGTTTATTAATATTATTATTGGTTACAGAAATATCGGCACCGGCGGTTTCTATTTGTGTTCTTAATGTAATTAACTCACCATCAATTTTTTTATTTTCTTCTAATTTACTTTTGTTTCTTTCGTAATTGTCTAATCTGGACTGTTTTGTATTAATCTCATGTTGCTTTTGTTCAACTTCCAACTCGTATCTTGCTTTACGAAGTTTATTTCTTTCGTAATTATCAAATTCAGTTTTTAAAGATTCCAAAAGATCGGATTGCGTCTTTAATGAATCAAACGCTAACCCGTTTGTTTCAATATCTTTTCCAATATTTTCAATTTCTTTTTTTATTTTTTCAATTTCTTCACTATGGTCAACATCGTCTAGTGATCTGTGACAAGTTGGGCAAACAGCCCCTTCGGTTAATTGTTTAATTAACTTCTGTTTAGATGTTTTTTCATGATTAAGTGCAACATTACCACCTTGGAGATTAGCCATCTCACCTTTTAACTCTTTGTGTTGATCTTCGTGATAATATTGTGATGGTTCTATTGCGTTAACGCCATCTGCATTTTTTTGACTGGCATTTCTTTGGGAAATAATTTCATTTATTTCTCTTTCAAGTAAAGTTGGGTTTGTATTGATTAGTTCTCTATCAACATCATTATTTTTTAACGTTAAAATATGTTCTTTTCTTTCGTTTAACCTTTTTACTTTTTCTTCAAAATCATTCAGAGCGGTAGTTAATGTCTCAACTTGTTCTTTTGAATTTTCAATAGATTCTAATGCTGTATTATTTTGGTTATCGAGATCAGCAATGTTATTTGTGTTTGAAATTAATTTCTTACTCCATTCACTATACATTTCTTTAACAATATCTTCTTTATTTTTAAGTGATTCTAAACCTAAAAATTTTGTGATGATTTGTCCTCTTGCTGTTGGTTTACTTTCAATTAATTCCTCTAGGTTGTAACCAGTTGTAAGAATTGTTGAGAGAAAATCTTCTTGGGTACCTATAGCAGAGGTAATTAATGTTTCCGTCTCTTTCCTTTGTTCTCCAGATAAATTAGTAATGCTTCCGTCTTCCGCTTTTTTAAAGAACTCTAAATCGTTTTTGACTGTATATTCACCGGATTTACTTTTCTTTCTAGTTACATTTCTTGATATGATATAGGTGTCACCATCAATAATAACCTCACCTTTAACTTTAACCTCATCAGCATCAGAAAACTTATTGAATATCTCAATATTCGTTTTAGTTTTTGTTGTTGAATTGAAAAATAAAAACATTAATAGATCAACAGTTGCAGTTGACTTACCGCCGAAATTCCTAGGTGTGGATTCAATAACAGTAATACCATCTAAATCAGTAAATTCAATTACATTATTCTCGCCATAAGAAAGAAAATTAGAAAACTCAACTTTCTTTATAAACCATTTGTTGTATCTAACTTTATTTTGGTTTAACTTATCGATTTCTGAATTTACTTTATCATCTAATCGATTAATTAAGTCCCATTTTATATTAATACTATTTTCACTCATGAAATCTTTAACAAGATTCTTCTGATACTGTGGATCTAAAATATTATCACTTGCCTCTAGTGATTTTAATTTTGTGTTAGCCAAATTACTAATCACTTTTGTGACAATCTTAACATTGGTTGAGTTGTACTTAGTTTGGAAATAAGTTTTTACTCTTTTTATACGTTCTTGTGTTAAGTTCTCTGGAACATCTTCCCACTCAACTTTAATAAACGGGTTATTATACATATCTGTCTTCTGTTGGTATATTTGTTAACGAAATGCTGTCTTGATAAATGTAATTTATGGTAAACGTGTTTTCATAAATTAGAATTGGGTCACAATGATACTCCCTTGGAATGGGGTTATAAAATTTTGGACTATATATTTTACTATCTAAGGTGATTTTTTTATCAAAATTAACTTCGGTAGTAAATCCACTGTCCGTAAATGGTGCTGACATATTTTCCAATTTCCTTTTAGTGAACGCATCGATTGTTTCCACATTCTTATCACATTTGCTCTTAGTATCAAAGTTATTGAAATTTCTTTTAATGTCGTCTAAAATTGTTCTTTCGTATGCTGATCTATCTTTTATTTCAAAAAGAGGATTTAACATTTGTTCGTTGATGATTGGATTAGTAAAAAGTTTCTTTTGCCAATCTTCTGAATTTGCTCTATATTTCCATACGTTGTTATAGATGCCGTCAGAGAATATTAAACAAGTTTTAATTTTTTCATTTGAAAGCATTTCGTTCATATCAAATATGTCACCAAATAACTCCATTAAGTATAATGAAGTACTGTAAGGATATTTTTGACGATAATCTGTAACTGTAACACCGAATTGATAATTTGGATTTAAACAATTAGATAATCTATTCTCTAACAACTCAGTTAATACCTCATCATTAGTTACATTATTGTGATTACCAATAGAGTAAACGCTTTCATCAAAAATCTCAACATCAACAAACACATAGTCACTTACATTATCACCTTTACCAATACCATAGATGGTATTATACAAATCGGTTATCCCAACGACGGGTAACCCAGTGATCTTATTCAAAATATATGCTGAACACATTCCATCTGCATCTAATTGTGCAATGATTCCCTTTTTGGTTTTCACATTTTCTAACCATTGCTCTTTTTTTGTGTGGAACTCTTCTTTAGTTAAACTCATTTTTTAATTTTATATAATATTTTATTTTATTCTAGATTCTTCAAAAAACTCAATAATCGCATTTATCATCCATACCGCACCAGCGGTATAAATTCCATCATAGAATACTGAAACAAACCAATTAACATCTAATAACCTTGTGGCTAACCCACCTAATGTTATTGAAAGAAAAAAACCAACCCAGGTACCAGTACATAAAACACAGGAAATAAGATCGCCGAAAAATTTAGAATGTCTTCTTAACCAATCTCTTTGTTTTTCAAAAATTGACCCCCAAACTAATATGGAAGTCATTCCATACCCCATTAACGCCCAAAATAATAATAATGCCATAGATTTTAAATTTAATTAATATACATTTTTTTTGTTGTAAAAAAAAATTATTCGTCATATAAATCAGTTAGATTGCTGCTTTTATGATACTTTGCTTTATTGAATTTTTCCATTGCGTTAGTAATCTTATTTAATTCATCATTTAGTTTTTTATTTTCCAATAATAATCTTTCAATTTCAGCATTATCGGTTATTTTAACTTCTTTGATTACTTCTTTAGTTACCACTGTTGTATCACCTTTAACTGGGACCTCTTTGATAACTTCAACTTCGATTATCTTTTCGATTATTTTTTCAACCGGTACCTCTTTAATGACCACTATCTCTTTGATAACTTCTTTAATAACTTCTTTCTCGATAATCGTTTCTTTTGGTTTAACACCATTGGGGGTTTCGCCATACTTTTCAATTGAAAACCCTTGATTAAATATTTTTTTTGCTAACTTGTCTGGGTCTTTAATATTGTTTAGTTCGCAATATTGTATGAACTCATCATCCAAGATTAACGAGTTCTTCTTTTTCATTTTCGATATCTTTAATGTCGTTTATTTTAAAATGTAGAAATGGCTGTTCGTTTATAAGATCATGGAATGTATATTCGTCGGTACTAACATCATAAATGCCATATCCATGGTGTTTGATTGTTTCACCAAAATTCTGTTGTATTAATGAACCGACCATCACCGCTTTACCACCATTAGGTAATTTAAATTGTTGTCTCTTGTGTATATCACCACATAATAATAAATCTAAATCAACAAAGTTTAAACGATCGTAAGCGTCTTCAAATTCAAAACCTAAATCAGTGGACATTCCCTGAATAGGTCCGTGAAATAATCCTACAGTTAATTTAGATTCATCTTTGACAAATTCAGGACGAGCGTTATGTTGGTATAAAGAATAAACAACCCATTGTATGTTCTCATCAATATAGTCACCACTATCTTTATAATAAACAATAGTTGGATCGTCTAGTAGTTGAACTACTGGTGTTATACTATCCAATCTTTGTGTGTTATTTTCTAAAAAATCATGATTACCCGGTATGATTATTACTTTACCATATTTGGATAATTCCTTTAAGAACCAACTTGTTAATAATAGTTGTTCATTTGAAATATTAATTTTTTGATGTGCAATATCCCCAGCAACAACGATACGAATTTCTTCATATTGAATACCTTCTTGATGCCATATTATGTTATGTTCACGGATTTCGTCAATTAATGTTTCAAATTGTTCTTTATACAAATCATGCATTTGAATTGTTCTGATATGTATGTCAGCAATATGTATTATTTTTTTTACCATTATTTTGTGTATTTTGTAATATCTATTCTCATAATCATTGAGTTAATATCTGCAGGTACCTTGTATTCTACAAATGTTGCGTCGTCTTTAAGAAGAACAACAACACCACCTAATGATTTTATTCCTTCATATTTTGTTCCTTGTAACATTTTTAATATCAATCTTGCATATAATGGAAGTTGTAAATAATAATGACCTAAAGCATTATCATGGTAATTTTGAAAAGGTGGATACATTTTACCAGTATACGATTGAACTTCAAAGTTCTTTGGTTGGTTTGTTTTCCAGTCAGTTAACACAAAACCAAAATCAGTTTTGTCTTTGTTCATCATTAACCATACTTTATCTGGTTGACCAGTATACCCCAACTCGTTATCACCTGAAATAATTTCGGTATCTAAAAGAACTCCGCCTCTTTCTTCCATTAGATTTAAAAATTCTCTACCTGCGGTAATCATGTTATCACCTTTTGTTATTTGTGAATCGTCACAATTAAAAATTGGTTGTCTAACCTCTTTGTAATTACCATACTTGGAAATTGTTTCATTTTCTAAAATAAAATGGACTCTACTACCCATGTTTGTTGAGTAATCTCCGGCTGCTCTCCATTCCGCTAATAACTGTTGTTGTTTAGATCTATCACCTTTAGACATTTCTAATGCTTTTGCTGGGGCATCAAATTGTTTATGAAATTTCTTTATAACCTTTGAAACAGATGGATAGTCCGATCTAATGTTACCTTCTAAATCTTTCATGAAGTAGATGTGTTTCTCTTCTACGAAAGTTAATGCTAATTCTTGTCTTCTTTTTTCTAATAGGTCTCTAATTTCTAATGAGATTTCTTGTAGATTCATTTTTAATATAATTGAAATGGTTGATAATTTTCTAAATTTCCTTGTAAATCGGCAATGTCGCTATCGTCAGGTAATCTAACAATCCATACTTTACCAAATAAATTTCCGCCGTTTAGTTTGTCATAGATTCTTTGTGCATCATTCCACGCATCACCATCTAATAACACAACTACTTTTTTAGCGTTCTCATATACTTTGCTAAATACATAATCGCTCATAACCTTACCTAATAATGGGATTGAATTTGGTACAAATATGCTATCAAATGCTCCCTCAACAATATAAATAGTTTCATCCCAATTGAGTAGATGTTCATTGAATATGATTATTTCTTTTCTAACATCTGGATTTTTATATTTTAATTTTGTTTTGGTTAAGTAAGATCTAGCAATGAAATAATTTAATTTCATTTCTGAGTCATATGATGGGATAATAATTCTATTAGCATACAGGCCATCATACGCAAACCCTATGTTATATCTTAATATCATTTCATCAGTAACATTTCTAGTTTTCAAGTAATTCATCGCTTGTCTATAGTAATGCGTAAGTTTTAAACCTGCACTTACATTGGTTAATGAAATAAATTCCTTTGGTAATCTAGCAACTTTGGTTACTTTTCTAAACTCCTCGATTTCGTCTGGCCTTAATAGTTCATATTTTTTAAGATGCCTTTGGGTTCCGTATTTTTTTATAAGTTTATAAATGTTTCCATGTGTGTTGTTAGTTTCACCACAAGCCCAGCATTTATAAACGCCAAAACGATAATTTACCTCCAAATTCCCCTTACCATCACCTTCATCTAAACCCTTTAAATCATATGAACATACCGGACAGTCAAATGAGATTTGGCACTTGTAATCATTGTGCATATGAGGTTCTCCTAGGATTTCTTCTAGGATCTCAATTATAGGTAAATAATCTAACTCGGTTTGAGGCATGAGATTAATATACAGAAAAAATATGTTAAAAAAAAATCCCCCGGACACCACCCCGGGGGAACACCAACTAAACATGTATTTCTACATGCTCCGTCATAAGTATAAATATAGCACAAAAAAAGTGTTAAAAAAAATGATACTTGCCGAATTTATTCCGCTTTTAACTTATTGATATAACCAATGACTGCCGTTGCAGCATCAGACATATCATAACATTCTTTCTTTAGTTGTCCTGTCTTACCGTATAACCATTTTACCTCAGGGCAAACAGCATTAACATGTTCCCAAATGACGTGCTTTTTGTCAATATCTTTGGGATAACCTCCGAATAAAACATTTTTACCTTTATCATTAAGGTTAACTAAATCCGGAAAAGCATATTTTCTGGCATTGTATGTGGATATAAAGGTCGGCACAAGGCCTAACACATCATAAACTGCTTTACAGATCATGGTGTTATAACGCAATAGCGTACCAACAGTATAGATATTATTTGAATTTAATAGGGGTTCTTCAATTACAACCTTTAAAATACCTAAATCTCTGTATTTTTCTAATTGTGCCTTAAAAGCATCCGCCTTTTTAATAAGTTCTTCTAACTTATCTTCTGGTTGTGGTTTAATTTTAGGCGAAAAATGGGTTAATTCTAATAATTTTTTACCGGTTAGGTCAAATAATGCCCATCCAATTGTTTTAGTAGAAATATCTAACCCTAAAATCTTAGATTTGTTTTTCAATTTTGTATCCATAAAACAAGAATACTGTTAAAAAATAAATTTGTAAAGTGTTAAAAATCAATTTTAACTGCAAAAACTTGGGTACCTGATCTGAGGACAGGTTTGGCTGTTTTTGACATGGCTAACACATACTTATTTTCATCTAACAAAGCGACTTCTGTTATTCTTTTTTGTGAACCTGTGATATACGTTGGATTCTGTGTTTCGGTAAATTGACTACTTGGTAAATTAATCATAAACGTCATAACCTCAACATCCGTTGCTCTTGTTAATTTAACGCTACCCGCAAATGGTTGACTATCACCGAATTGTGGTAATGTTGAGCCACTAAGGGTTAAATCTGGTTGGTTACCAATTAAAAAATCTGTTATTGAGGAATTATCACCTATTGAATATAAAACACCGTCATTGTCAAACATATTTTTAGTAATAACATATTGTTTGTTACATAAATTTACCGGGTCAATCATATTACCAATAGTGTGGTTTGGTATTTGGTCTGTTATGTCAATTTTAACCCATCCGTCTGTTTCAGGTTGTGTTTTTCCAGATACAATTTGAACCAAAGCACTAAACTTATTTGCTCTAAATCCTGTTGTGCTAGCATATAAACTAGCGTCATGATTCATATATTTAAAATCGTCGGTTTTAAATTTCAATGAAATGTTACAACTTGTTGATCCTGTAATTTTGCTGTAATAATTACAATGAAGACCGCTTAATGCTGTGTCTCCGGTATACTCTAAAAGATATGTTAAATATGCTGTTTCTCCTGTTATTATAATTGGTTCGTCACCAATAGCACATGGTAGGTCAACAGGCACTGAACTAACTCTAGGCGCTGGTAAGGTAAATCTTCTATTTGATTTGTATTCTAATGCAGCAACGATTTCTTGATCATCAATTACTATTATTTTTTTACCTGTGAATATTTTACCTACTTTGTAGTTATTTTCATCTAACAGATATCTAAAAACAACATTATTTGTATTTGGTTTATCATTTTTAGATGATGTAACATAATAGTTAGTGTCGTCCATATGAAATACTGCACCAATTGTTGATAAGTTAGGATTTCTATGGTACATTAAAAAAGGTATATAAACTTCAAAACTATCGATATCATCACTGTCTTCACCCGCAATATAATCGTCATATTTAAAAAATCTTTCTGGGTCATTGATTGAATCACCTAATTCAGAAAAATGTATAATAGCAATTACTTTTGTCTCTTCGGGTGTTAATTCAATTTCTTCATCAAATGAATTTAAATAACTTGTTGGGTGACTTATTGTTCCACCTGTGAAGTTTGTGAATGTTTGACCTGAACTTGATGTGTAACCAAGATATTCCTTTGTTGATGCGTACTGAGTACCAGTATAACCAAGTAACGTTTCGTTTAAATCATCTAAACCTGCTGGTTTTTGTGTCCAAACAAATTCCATTCTCCATGGATCATGGGCATCTGCAGGATCTACTGGGTTTGGTGAACAAACTGGTGCGACTGTTGATTCTACACCATATTCAACATTACAATTATGACATATAACTTGAGCATAGCCAGAAAGTGATGTAAAATCTGGCATTACTCTATCTAATGTTATTTCATTACCATCTATTGAAATTATTTTATAAACTAAACTACTTGAGTTTTCTGTTAAGGTTGGGATATCATTAACTGTTCTATTATTAAAAAGAACAGTTATATATTCACATCCATTATATGTTTCACCTGTTAAAACTGTTAAAATATTTGTTCCGTCAACTTTTGATAAATCAATTTCTTGTACTTCGCAATTTATTGTTGTACCAGTACATGCATCAGAATCGTATTCATGATAATCAGAAACAAAACCTGCTGGTCCCATAACATTCTTGATTGTTTCTAGAGTATTTTGTCTAATAGGATTACCGTATGTTAATGATTCTGTTGGTGTTAATTTGTATGGATATTTAACTTGAGTATCTTTATCGAACGGAGCCAAAACTTTTTGATGTGGTATTGTTCCTTGACCAGTAAACCCTGTAAAATTATAATCAAATTCAGAATCTCCGACTTGGAAATAACTGATAACAAAATTACCTTCAGCAATTGATTTTCTACCTTTTTGGGTTAATCTTGCTGTTAAAAATTCTGAATTATTACTGTTTAAGAAACTCATATGTTATAAATATTTACTTTTATTATTTTAAATGCATGTACCATCTGTTACATCAATAGTTATTGGGTGATAACTTTGTACTACTGATCCACTCCAAGTTAAACTGTTTGAGCCATACCCAGTATTTTGGCAAGTAGTGTTTAAGTCGCTATCTGTTAATGTAATATGTTGTTCAGGAATTAACGTACTATAATATATTACGATATCGTATGTACCAATTTGATTTGTTGATAAACTAACATTATTTCCACTTGTATTTGGTAATGATACACCACTAAGATATGTTGCTAACACACCATTGACGTAAACAGAATTTACTATAATATCCAATGAAGTGTTACTTATGTCAATTTGTGCCGGACAAGGGTCTGAACAGTTGCTTTGATATGACATATTAGACCAATTTGTTCCACCTCCAGTTCCTGGAATAATACAAACACTATCATTAGGGTTAATGATTGCACTATAATACCAATATCCTTCGCAAGATTGATAATCTATTTCTTGAGTAACAAATGTACTATTAACATATCTTTCGCAAACAACGCAAGTAGATGTTATTGTAGGTGTCGGTGTTTGTGTAATAGTTAAGGTTGGTGTCGGGGTTGGTGTATCGCTAACACAGCAAACGAAATTATTTGTTACTGTCGATGAGGTTGTGAAACTTGTGTTATCATCTATATGGTTGTATAAATATGGAACACCATAAAGATTATTATTACATAACACATTATAGTACGGATCAGCAGCATCAAAAATCATATCCAAAGGTGATCCTGTGTTACAATCGTAATATCTAACCCAAACAGTATTATTCCAATTTGGCGTTGTGTTACCTGTAGCGCTATCAATGTCGATACTGGTAACAACTATATCATAGTAGGTGCAATCACAATCAATATTTGGTGTCGGTGTAACAGTTTGAGTAATTGTTAATGTTGGAGTTAATGTAGGTGTTAATGTAGGTGTTAATGTTTCGGTTGCATTAATCGTTGGTGTAATAGTTTGTGTTGGTGTTAATGTATACGTTGGAGTAATAGATTGTGTTGGACTTAATGTAAGTGTTGGTGTAATAGTATACGTTGGGGTTAATGTAAATGTTGGGGTTAATGTTGGTGTTGGTGTTGGGTATTCAACTTTGAATATTTGTTCATCACATCCATTACAAGTTATTTTAACATAAATAAATGGCGTGCTATCATCTAACCCTTCAAGATTACATGTGTCTCCTGTAACATTCATACAAATTGTTTCACCGGTAACAGAATCGATAGTTAACCCAGTATAAACACTCTGCGGAAAATTTGATTGAGTGTGATCTGAATCTATTTTAAAATTTATTAATACTCCTTTACTCATTTTTTATTTTTTAATTTTGTTCTGGGCAATATATTACTTTCCAACAGTTGCCATCGCACTGAGCATATTCATATCCACTTGCGCAACTATATCCGGCTGATAAATAATTTCCATTAACGTCTTTAATAACCGGAATTATTTCCCCTATAAAATCGGTTGAGGTGAATATAATGTTAAGATCCGTCAATACATTTGCTGTTGTTAATTCTGTTAAACTATTTTGATATATTTCACAACCAAAACCTGCTGGGTTAATTCCAGTACCAATTAAGTTATAACCATATAATCCAATAATATGATCGCCAGCATTTAATGTAATTGGATAAACATGCCATTCTCTAAATTTAGCAATTTCATCTAATCCAGAATTTGCATATGTATCTAATATTGTTACTCCATCAATTTCCAATCTAAATTCATTGTCTGCACCAATACCAATATAATATTGTCCACCTGTTATACCGGTAAGACAATAGTTGAATCCTAGCCATGTATCTAATGGATAATCAACATCATCAGCAGTATCTAAATTAGCCCAAAGGCCAGTTCTGTTTAATGGACCGTTGCCAGGGTGACTATTATTGTATGAATAATAACCGGTTGTATTTTTCCAAACATCAGCAGTATTCAAATGTATTTGTTCAGTTCCGGTTCCATTTACGTTCCAACCTGGTTGATAAACAGTGGTACCGCTCATACTATATTCAAAATATTTTCTTTCGTATGCTGTATATGGACTTGTTGGTGGAGTTGCTGAAATAACATCAATTGAAGTACAAACGCCAGATCCTATTGATGTCCAAGTATAACCAGTTGGACAATCAAAACAAGGGATTGATTCTGTTGGTGTTACTGTTGGTGTTACTGTTGGTGTAAGCGTTGGTGTTGGGGTTGGTTCACAATATAATTTAACCATTCTAACCTGATATCCGCCTTGATTTTTTTCTGGCTCACCACAACATGATAAATCATCAATAGGTATTGAATGACCATCACAATGTTCAACAAAAACAAATAATGCTTCGGATTCACCATCATATTGCATAACAAAAGTGTACCCACTTACTGGATCAATTGTGGCACCAGAAAATAAAATAGATTCTGGGAAATCAATTGTTAAACCAGTGTAAATATTATAAGTATTACAAGGTGTTGTACTTCCGGTTATGTTTGATATGGTTATATTATACGATGGCATTTATTATTAAGTTGGGGTAACAGTTTGAGTAACCGTAGGTGTTATGGTTTGTGTTGGTGTTAATGTGATTGTTTGACTAGGTGTTAATGTTGGTGTTGGGGTAACGACACATTGTGCTGATAAGTCAAAATCTATTGTATCATAACAAGGGAACGCTTTGCTATCATGTATATATATGTTTTCAATAATATATCTACTTGTCCCAGAATCTGTTAATTTTATAAAATATTGGGTGTCAAAATTGAAGGTTGCACCGGTAATCAAAACAGTTGGTGTTGAGCCGGAATAACCTACGTTCGTAAATGATCCATAAGGTGACGTTGAGTACCCTAAAGTGAACGAATTCGGACAATTTATGTTAGTTAATCTGATCGATATTCCCATATTAACATAAATATCGAATCTATTTTTTTATATGTAAATAGTAAAAAATTATGGTGGAGTACATCCTGAGCCATATGCTACTGTACCAGGAACATATGATTCACTACCATAAGACGCTGGGCTTACTGAGGTGATGTAAGCATTACCAATTATTTCGTAATTGTAGTGTAAGCCAACATTATTAGAAGCATATGATGTACCGCTATATATTACTAAACTGCTTTCAATATGTGTACCCAAATCACCGTCAATAACAAAATTTACGGTCACATTTGTTGAGAGGTTCACTGAACTAAATAAGGTCATTGTTACGCTATTTCCTCCTGTGAATTCAGCGCAACCAGTAATATCGATTTGTGTTCCAGCAGGATCACAAGGCGTACAAGATTGGTCTGTTTCATACGCTTGACAACCATAACCACAGTTTTGATAGAAAGATGTAACCGTATACGTAGGTGTTAATGTTATGGTTGGTGTGATTGTTTGAGTTGGAGTAATAGTATATGTTGGCGTAATTGTTTGTGTTGGAGTAATGGTTTGAGTTGGCGTTAATGTATACGTAGGTGTTAATGTTATGGTTGGTGTGATTGTTTGAGTTGGAGTTAACGTAAACGTAGGTGTGATAGATTGTGTTATAGTAACTGTTGGTGTAGGTGTAGGTGTAACTCCGCAATCAACATATTCAATTTTTTTACAAACTGGAATACTTGGGTTTGAGAAATCTAAACTATATGTTGCTGGACAACTATAGTTACTACAGTATTGTTCACCAGCATGCGGTCCTCCAGGTAAATAATCACCTGTGCTGAATACTTTAGTTACCATTGCACTATTTGTTGCTGATGTAAGTTGTGATAATGTGTTATCATAAATTTCAGCAACGAACGAACCAACACTACTTCTGTTCCAGTTTTCTATTTCAATAATATTTGGTCCTGCTTGTAAAACTACAGGATATATGTGATAGAATCTGAAGTTATCTACTGGTTGGTTGTCTGGTTGGTTAACTAATGTAACAGAATTTAATTTAATTGTAATATCGTTGTCTCCCGCAACACCAATATAATATGTCTTAGTTGTTGATAAAGTAAATGTTGCACATAAACTAATATAATTTGGATAATTTGGAGATGCTGGACCAGGCCAGTATGTGTTTCCTGAAACCCAAACATTATTATCGTTCATAACGCTAGCCCAATATGCCTCAACAGATGTTGTGCTAGACGAGTCATAAGCATTAGTAAATCCTGAAAATGCTAAATTTCCACTTACAGATCCGCCAGATGTGTTATAATCATTTACGTTATAAATTTTAACACCATATTGACCATATGATGAGTTGAAACCGCCGTCACCAACATATAAACTTGCAACACTTGTTGGGCTAGTTGTTAAAACTCTATAACAACTATTTCCATCAGATGTCAATGTGAATCCAGCAGGACAATCACAAGTTGGTGTTACGGTTGGTGTTAACGTATATGTAGGTGTTAGTGTAAATGTTGGTGTAATTGTTTGAGTTGGAGTAATTGTTTGTGTTGGTGTAATTGTTTGAGTTGGTGTTATGGTTGGGGTTAACGTATAAGTTGGTGTAATAGTTTGGGTTGGTGTTAATGTTATTGTTTCAGTAACTGTTGGTGTGATAGTTTGAGTTGGTGTAATGGTATATGTTGGTGTAATGGTATATGTTGGTGTAATGGTAGGGGTTATAGTATATGTTGGGGTAATAGTTTGGGTTGGTGTAATAGATTGTGTTATCGTTAATGTTGGGGTAATGGTTTGAGTTGGGGTAATAGTTTGGGTTGGTGTAATAGATTGTGTTATCGTTAATGTTGGTGTTAGCGTTTCGGTTGGTGTGATTGTCGGTGTTATAGTATAAGTTGGAGTTATAGTATATGTCGGAGTTATAGTTTGGGTTGGTGTAATGGATTGAGTAATCGTTAATGTTGGTGTTAACGTTTCTGTAGGCGTTACTGTTGGTGTTATAGTATAAGTTGGAGTTATAGTTTGGGTTGGTGTAATAGATTGAGTAATTGTTAATGTTGGTGTTATTGTTTGCGTAGGTGTTAGGGTAAATGTTGGTGTAATAGATTGTGTTATCGTTAATGTTGGTGTTAACGTTTCAGTTGGAGTAATAGTTTGAGTAGGTGTTAACGTAACAGTTTCAGTAAGTGTTGGTGTAATAGTTTGGGTTGGTGTAATAGTATATGTTGGTGTTACTGATTGAGTAATAGTGACAGTAGGTGTAAGTGTTTCAGTTGGTGTAATAGTTTGAGTTGGAGTAATAGATTGTGTTATTGTTACAGTTGGTGTAATGGTTGGTGTTGGGGTTGGGGTTTCAGTTGAACTTGGTGTTACTGTTTGTGTTAATGTAGGTGTAAGAGTTTCAGTTGGGGTAATAGTTGGAGTAATGGTGTACGTAGGTGTTATAGTATAAGTAGGTGTAATAGTTTGTGTAGGTGTTAACGTAACAGTTTCTGTAACTGTTGGCGTTAACGTATAAGTTGGAGTAATGGTTTGTGTAGGTGTGATTGACTGAGTTATGGTCAATGTTGGAGTTAACGTTTCAGTTGGGGTAATGGTTTGTGTAGGTGTGATAGATTGAGTTATCGTTAACGTTGGTGTTAATGTTTCCGTTGGTGTTATGGTCTGCGTAGGTGTTAACGTAACTGTTTCTGTTACTGTTGGTGTTAACGTATAGGTAGGTGTAATTGTTTGAGTTGGTGTGATAGTAAAGGTTGGTGTAATTGACTGAGTTATAGTCAATGTTGGCGTTAGTGTTTCTGTTACAGTTGGTGTAAGTGTTTCCGTAACGGTCGGGGTGATTGTTAATGTTGGTGTTATAGTATAAGTCGGCGTTATCGTAATAGTTGGTGTTATCGATTGAGTGATCGTTAACGTTGGAGTGATAGTTGGTGTAACCGTATAAGTTGGTGTGATAGTTTGAGTTGGGGTTATCGATTGAGTAATTGTTACTGTCGGTGTTAATGTTTCAGTTGGGGTTATCGATTGAGTAATTGTTACTGTCGGTGTTAATGTTTCAGTTGGGGTTATCGATTGAGTAATTGTTAAGGTTGGAGTTATAGTTTGAGTCGGAGTTATAGTTTGTGTTGGTGTAAGTGTTGGGGTTAATGTATAAGTTGGCGTAAGTGTCTCAGTTGGTGTAATCGACTGTGTTATAGTCAATGTTGGTGTGATAGTGTATGTTGGTGTAATAGTCGGTGTTAATGTTTCAGTAGGTGTTACTGATTGAGTAATTGTTATAGTTGGCGTAAGGGTCTCAGTTGGTGTTATAGTTTGAGTCGGTGTAATAGATTGAGTTATAGTAACCGTTGGTGTTAATGTTTCCGTTGGTGTTATGGTCTGCGTAGGTGTTATTGATTGAGTTATGGTCAATGTTGGTGTAATAGATTGCGTTGGTGTAATCGTAAATGTAGGCGTAATAGATTGTGTAATCGTTACTGTTGGCGTAAGTGTTTCAGTTGGAGTAATAGTTTGTGTTGGTGTTAATGTAATTGTTTCTGTTACTGTTGGTGTAATAGTTTGGGTCGGAGTAATTGTATATGTTGGTGTGATTGTATATGTAGACGTAATAGTTGGCGTAAGCGTTTCAGTTGGGGTAATAGTTTGAGTTGGAGTAATTGACTGTGTTATAGTCAATGTTGGTGTTAACGTAGGTGTGACTGTTGGTGTTTCAGTTGAACTTGGTGTAACTGTTTGTGTTAGTGTAGGTGTTAATGTGTATGTAGGTGTGATAGTTGGAGTAATAGTATACGTTGGTGTAACTGTCTCAGTAGGTGTAATAGTTTGAGTCGGAGTAAGTGTAATTGTTTCTGTTACAGTCGGAGTAATCGTATATGTTGGTGTGATGGTTTGTGTTGGTGTTAAAGTAACTGTTTCAGTTAGTGTTGGTGTGCTAGTATACGTAGGTGTTAACGTTTCCGTTGGTGTTATTGACTGTGTTATAGTTAAGGTTGGCGTTAATGTATAAGTCGGAGTAATAGTTTGAGTTGGCGTTAACGTAACTGTCTCAGTTAATGTTGGAGTTAAAGTATATGTTGGTGTTATTGTTTGAGTTGGTGTTATCGACTGAGTAATTGTTACAGTTGGTGTTATTGTTTTAGTTGGTGTGATAGTATAAGTCGGAGTAATGGTTTGAGTAGGTGTAATTGACTGTGTTATAGTCAATGTTGGTGTAATAGTTTGGGTCGGAGTTAATGTTATGGTTGGTGTTATTGTTAGTGTTGGTGTTATAGTTGGTGTTATAGTATATGTTGGAGTAATCGACTGTGTTGGAGTAATCGATTGAGTAATAGTTAAAGTTGGAGTTAATGTTATAGTTGGTGTTACTGTTTCAGTTGGTGTAACTGATTGGGTAATTGTTAAGGTTGGTGTAACTGATTGGGTAATTGTTAAGGTTGGTGTAACTGATTGCGTTGGTGTAATAGATTGCGTTGGTGTAATCGTAAATGTAGGTGTGATCGTTGGTGTAATTGTTGGTGTAGGTGTTGGTGTAGCATTACTATGGTGCGTGCCGCAACTAACAACTGGTGTATTATTACAAGTTTCTCCAGTATACTCTCTTGGGTTATAATCATTTACACATGAACCATTTGCATAAAATTGTTCTAATTCAAAATCAAGATTATTAAATTTATTTTGTGTAAACGACATTAATATTTGAGAATCGCTATTTCCGTTAAATAAAACAACATCTCCAGTACCAATGAAATTTAAATGGTAAAAAATACTTCTAGAACAATAATCTAATTCAACTGTTTCAACTTCGATTGGGAAACCGGTTTGATCTAAAAGATAATCGCCGTGATTATTAAAATATGATTCATCTACATCACAACATGGTTCAATAGGTGTATCTGGTTTAATAATTAAATTCTCTGGATACTCACTAATAAATTTACCATCTCTATATATTCTTAATTCTGTTGTTGGTAAAACTTCAAATTCATTATTAATGATATGTTTTTTAATTGAACCTAAACAATCAATATTATTAATTTGTATTAATTTATAATTGTAACCAAAAGAGTAACCACTTATTGGTATATTTCTAAAATCATTTGTTGGGAATGGACAATTTAAAAATTCTGCCGATAACAAATAATCACCATTAGCAATATTCTCGATTAAAGTTTCAGTTATCACACCTGATGATATAGCGTCTTGAACATCTATCCAAGTATCTATGTTAATGGTGCTTCCGCTTGCTTTCAATACAAACGTTCCTTTTTTTATTCCGTAATTAAAAGTTTGTCTATATTGAATTTTAGGTGTGATTGTATAACCGGTATATGTGTCACAATATGTAACCCCAGAAATAACTGAAACTGTGTTACCATAACCATCTAATGATGATAGTTCAAATAATTGTGTGTGACTACGTCCAGATGTTGATAACGGATATGGATCGTGTTCTATCTTTATTTGTAATCCTTCTATTTTTAATTTTTGTTCACAGTTTGCTGCATCAGTAATAATTAAATCTATTGGATTACCGTTAATATCACCATCTTCATAAACATCTTTAACAATAAAAACACATGGGTCCATTACGGATCTTTGTATTTGTACTGGGGAAATTCCGTCATTGTAATTCTCATCACAATTATAGAAAATGTTTACACCCCAAATATCGTCTTCATTTCCTGTTGCGCCACTTATATTAAGATAAACGTCACTTTTTAATCTACAATTTTCAGTACCTGATTCAAAAACATCACATGGTGCTGTTGCGTAAACTTCTAATTCACATGTTGGTGGAGTATAGATATAATCGGCCAAGAAAAAGAAATCTATATAATCTTTTATTGTACATTCATTATATCCATTTTTATATGAATAAAATTTAATTTTTTCAATACCATCCACATCTGTAAAAATTTCATAAGAAATTATTGGCGTGTACCCGGTACAAGTCGCCCCAGATGTTATTTCGTTATATGGTTCATAAGTTGGTATACAACCTTCGGTATAACCAGTGTAGGTTGTGTTAATTTCATCAACTAAATTGGCTAACGCGTTTTTCCATTGGATTTTTATTGCTGATATATCTGGACTTATCCAATCTTTGTATTCACATATTAATGGTACATAGGTTGATGATGTTGTTAAATCTGTACATGTAGCACCAGGTGTAAATGTGTCAAATAATGTTTCACCAAATAAATCAACTGTTGTTGATCCCGTATATTCAACACCATCAATATCAATAACTAATGAATAAGTTATGCCGCTAAATTTAATTAAACCTCTTAGATTTTCTTCTCCACCTAAAATAGTTTCTAAATCTTCTTCAATTGTTGTTTCAAAGTCAGGATATAAATTATCCACAAACTCAGTAGGTTGACATGGGAATCTGTATGGATATTTTGGTCTACCTAAAATATTGTTTTCAATCAAATTACCACCCAACCATAATGTTGTTGCTGGAATTATCTGATCTAAGATATTTGTCCAATAAGGACTCATTACATCAACAAAATTATAAACATCAATAAAATCATATGATGTAAACCCTGGATGTGAATAGTATTCTCTAAAAATTTCTTCTAATACAATGTAATTTTTCTTATATTTTATTGTATGAGAATTTTTTATTTGTTGACTTAATAGGTCTTGTGTAAATTGAGCGTATGTTACACCAGTTTGTACTGGTAATGTTCCAAACGTTAAATCTAAGTTTTGTGATTTTTTCCATATGTCATAATCAATCGCTTTTGCGGTTGAAACAAATACATTTATATTTTTTCTGTTTAAAACTAATCTTGCTGTGTCTAAATCATCAACAACTTGCCCTTTAACATTATCAATAGCGTTTCTTAAATCATAACCATAATCAAGCCCAGGGATGGTTCTATATATATCATAGTAATCTTCACCATATGTGAATGGTTTTGATTTTGTTATTAAAGTTTTTGTTCTTCCAGTTGTAATAGAACTTTGTGTGTTCAATATATCGTGTGCTCTATGATCTAACGTTTGCTCATACCAGCCAGCACCCATTTGGAAAAATATGTTATCTTGGTTTGTTGTTGGTGCTGATGGTAATCCTGTTGTAGTATCAACTGGAAAATCTGTTCTCTCATTAAAAGCATTGCCACCAACAATTTCATTAATATCATACGAAAATGTTGTTGGATTGAATTCTAATATTTTGGTGACTTTACCTCCTTGTATAACTTCGTTAATGTCGCTTTCGATTCTACCTGTTGGTATGCTTGACGTAACATTATACACAAACTCATCAATCTTAATCATTGGATCGGGGGCACCGATGAATTTTAAGAAAAATTCTAAACTACTTCTAGTTCCTTTTGATTTATAGATGTGCGCAAGGTTAACTAAAATTCTTCTATAAAATTCTATTTCAGCATCAACTAATGTTTTGCCTATGGGTACACCTTGATATGTTTGCCCACCTAAATTATATAATTGCTCTTCTAATGTTTTTTGATCAAATAAATTAACAGTATTTAAACCTAACGTATTTGCTAAATTTTTTAAAAAAACATCTGGTAGGTTGTTAATAGTGTCATAACTCACATTACGCATGTAAGCAATGTTGTCTATATATTTTTTTACCCTATCAAAACTTTGACCATAAAGTTGGAAGATTTTATTCATCTTCTGGTCTTCGGTATCAAATTCAAAAAGTTGTGGTGCTGTTAAAAATCTAACAATTAAATTTGATTTATAATCATCAATCTCAATCGCTAAAGAATTAACTGTATCAAGATATGTTTCAAAATCAACTCCGACTATTTTAATGTTCCAACCGTCTTTAGATATTGGCCAGGTGGCATATTCTGTTATAAGTTCGGTTTTACCGCCACCTAAAGTATCTTTAGGGACTTGAAACCCTGCTTTATATTTTGGATAGGTTTCTCTATTTAATAATGTTTGTTCTAAATCATCTAAACCGATATAAAACTCTTCAACAACTCCATTACTAGGTCTAACAATATATGAATTTGTATATGAGGTGCCAGTAAATGCTTTACCAATAACTTTTAATGTTATTTGGTTATTGGTGTCTGGTTCAGTATAAGATACAATTGGATACGTTTCATCGTTTACATCTAAAACATATTTTTTATAAGAAGAGTAGAATTTTCTTATTGGGTTTTCTTCATTATTTTCTTTTGTCACTACTGGAGCAATAAAAGAAATATCCAATGGGTTATAAATTATTGATGTTTGTAGTGTGAATGTTGTTCTATCGGTTAAAACATCATATGAAATATTTTCTGCTGAATAAATTGACGATGCGATTGGTGACGTTGGGTCAACCATAAAAACCGCTGGAAAATTTTTTATAATTCTACCAGTAGATACCGCAAATCTTTCTCTTAATGAACCAAATAAAGATTTGCTAGCATCATTTTTAGAGTCATTAAACTTAATTGGTCTTTTTTCTCCTGTAGATTGTGCTACTGTAGTTGGAGAATCTGTTTCAATTTTTAAATCATCTAAAGTTAAAAAATCTGAGAATGGGGCTGTTTTAAATGATTTAGCGTCTTTTTGAGGAATCACTTTATCAACAGCAAATACACTATTAGTCAGTTGACTAGTTCCATCGGTAATTTGACTCCCGATTAAACTATCTGAAAATGTTTCTTTTCCCGATGCCGCCTGACTTGGTACTTTCCTTTTTGCCATTATTTTGTGATATCATCAAAGTTTAAGGTCTCATCTATGTTAGTTCTTTCTTCACGAACCTCATATAATGTCTCATTAAATTCATCTTTAACTTCGTAAAGGTTGAATTGTTTGTAAATGTTATTATTGTCACCGTAAACAGTGTATATTCCACTAGAAATCGCTTTGGTTTGATTACCATATAATGCATGTGCAAGTGTCGATGCGTCATGTTCAACCATTTCTATCTCAACTGTTGTTGGGTTAAAGAAAGTATTTGTTAAAATGATCGATTGTGTCGGTTTACCGATAAAAGGTATACTATTTGGTCTATTTGAAGGCGCAGATGACGGAGTTAACGTCAAAAACACCAAATTACTTGTTGTGTCGGTATATCTATATCTAATTGACTTCTGTGAAGAATTTGTTAGGTTAGATATTATTGGTTCACAATAAAAAGAAGATGTGACTAATCTATAGAAATTAGGTACTTTTCTGTTATTATCGTCAATATATTCGATTCTATACCCAACAAGACCTTGTGGTATAAATTTGTTTCTATCGTCAGATGCGATATCGTTTAAGTCGATCACTAACCCCCTAACAGAAGGTAGTGCTGCTAATATTCCGCAGTCAGTAATTGTTGCTCTGATCTGTTTTGGGCGAATATGTAACGTATATATACCTAAATCTGTAAAATCGTCGGCTAATAATTTTAAGTTGTACATTCCTCCCAATATTTCAGTACCGTTTAAACCTCCAGTATTACTATTATGAAATACCGGGGTTAAAATGTCTGTTGATGTTAATTTTTTTAATATTGGGGTGGAATCTGTTGACCTATTTTCCACATAGTGGTACAGTATTTCAACATCTTCTGGTGAAACGTCTGCTGGTCTAATTATTCCGTATGAACCTACTGCCATGTCTTTTAATGATAAATATAATTTTTATTGTTTTCTAACTTTAAAATAACCATTTCCGTATACATCTAACTCACCGAGATTGTCAATTTCACCAAGTCGTAAATTATATTCGGTCACGCCTTGTTTACCTCTCTCAACAAAAACATCGGAATATACTATTGGGTCGGTGATAAAACCTAGAAAATGTTCATTTCTTGTGAGCATTGTATTGATTACAAACTCGGGATCATAATTTGATGTGTTGCCAGTAATTAAAGTGGTTCCATCAGATAAATCCATATAAGATAAGTTGTCTAACGTGTATCCGCTATATGTGTAGGTTTCCCCATCCATAGTAGTTGTGCCAGTGGTTAATCCAGAGTAGGTGTTTGATGAGCCGTATAATCTTAATTCATCAATTCTGCTAGTCCCAATAGCGGTGAATATTGTTGTTCCAGTATAACCCGTTAAATTATTGTCATAATCATTAATATAATCTTGTGTTGCACCAGTTATGGAGGTATACGGTACATTAAATGTTAACGTACCTAACGGATTTGAGCCAGTATACCCTGACGTTATGGGTATATGGACTATTTTTTCAACGTTTTCTACCGACCAGGGACTATCCATGGTGAGTTTAATTGTTGTTTCTCCTGTTGTGCTGTAGGTATGTGAAATGTTTGATAATAAGGTGAATCCGGTAAAAATTGTCCCGTCACCCCAATCAATTGTGAATTCAGCATCAACAAGTTTTTTTAACCTGTTTGTGCTTCCGGTGTTATAAACTGTTATAATGTTACCATTACCAGAATATGTAAAATTACATAATTGTTCAACCTGTTCAATTTCGCCATCAAATTCTACCATGACACCCATTTCATCAAGATCAACTTCCAAAAATAATGGTAATTGTTTATCACCGTACGCTTCTGGTTTAGTTATGTTAGACCAGGTAGTTCCGCCCCATTTATAATAACCTTCCGAAAAACTACCAGTATTTGTGTTATAGATAACATCTCCTAGATTTGGACCAATATATACACTTCCAGACCAAGGAATTAAAGAACCGTCTCTATCGTACCAATTTTGACTACTCAATGACACTAACGAGCCACTAACAATATTTTCTCGTAATATTTCAAATTTCTTAGTTCTCATTATGTTCTAATTTCATAAAAATTTATGGGTGTGTTTTTAAAACCCTTTCTACTACCAACTGAACCATTGTATTCTTTAACAACATATGAATGTTTTGTTTGGTCTATTGTGATTTGATAATATAGATCATTTTTATCAATAAATGAAGACGCGGAAACATCTTTATTTACAAAAGGAACTATTGAGCCATCTTCGGCATTAAAAAACCTAGCACTCATATAGAAAGTTGTTCCACTATAAACACTGTTATCTTGAAACCAGAAAAAATACATATTCTCTGTGTTACTATAATTGTTACCAGTAAAAACTGGTACACGAATAAAATCATTTAAATCGCTTAAATAAACTTTTTGACCTAATGGTAATGATAATGTTTTAGCGTATATTAATTTTTGATTTTCTCTAAATGGCGTTGTAAAAAACTCTAATCTAAAAAAACTTTTAACTGTTTGTTTTAACATTAAAGCATTTTCTTTTGGTGATAAACCTACTAAATCGTAATCAAGTCCTTTAGTATACCCATTACTTGCGTCTAAAAAATAAAAATAAAACCAAATATCACATTGTGAAATTCCAGAAGTTATTCCGGTATATGGTTCATGTATGTATCTTGTTGTTTCGTAATTATCAACAGGATTTATAATAGTTCTAAGTGCCTTGTCTTCAAACTCTTGAAAATTCTCATGCCACCCAAGATTTGTTTTAAAATCTTGTTCGCCAGAAATGTTTAAATTGATATCAGATGTTGTTGTTAATATTTTCATTAGCAATTTGTGTTTTTCTTTCCAAATTCCCTTATTCCGTCTGATTTATTTAAAAATGCATATTCATTTCTTAAATAAAAATTAATATCTGACATCACATAATGTTGACCATTTACAAATGGAAAATCAGTTCCAAATCCAAGATCATCAACATAACCGTGATCATATATATCTCTCCATCTCCATGTTTTTGTTTTTTCGTAAAATTCAGCATTGTCTGGGAGATTATAAATATTTTTAGTATCTGAACTTTCAATGTAAGGCGATTCTTGTCTTAACTTTATTTTATAATGTGGTTGATAATATAATCCTAGTTTATTTGAGGTATTAACATTCGTATAATAAGCAGAATCGTTTTGATTAAAATCAAAAATATTAACTGGGTTAGTTATCTTATGTAACGCTTCACTAATAACCCTTTCTTTCATGTTAACGTGATCGTATTCAACGAACGCGCCTGTTAATACTGTTCCTGTTGGTAGGGTGTTTCCACTAGTAAATGTAATTCCACTTACATTCCAAGAGGTTCCGCTAATAGTTGTTTCATTAGCGGTAGTTCCGCTATAATGATTATCTACCCAAGAATTATGTAGGTGAAATTTATAACCAACTTTTGGTGGGTATTCAAAATAACCAGAACCATTTCTAAAAATTGTTGTTAAATAAATCTCATTTGGTGTGTAATTCAAGTTGTTTGTTATTCCGGTTAAAACAAATGGTTCCCTAAAATCAAATATCACAGATTCCATTCTGTTTCTTTCAACTAAAACATCATTTTCACCAACACTATTTTCAAATAATAATTTTTTTTCATCTTCAAATATTGGACTCTCAAAACCCGCCTTATCCATAATATAAGCATCAACTTCAGTTAATGTTTTATGTTTATGAACATAGTATGAACAAGTGGTACCTGTAACATCTTCTTTATCTAAACATCTTTTAATTAATACAACACCATTTAATGTTCTACCACTAAGTTCAGTTTTATTAATATTTAATACGTATTTTTCTGAATCATATATTTCATCTCCAACTCTCATTATTGAATAAGCCGTTGTATTATATTGTGATGCACCACTTATAAGAATAAATTCATTTTCGCTAATTCCATGCGGAACTGGTGTTGTTAACTTGTAATATGTACCCTCATCTGAGACCCTAGTTGGGATTCCATGTTTTGCCTTTGTCCCAACTGGTGTTTGTGTTCCTCCTGTTAGTGTGTATGCAATATAATGTTCTGGATCACTATCATGTACATATGATAAATAAAAATTCCAATTAAAATATGGTGCTTCCATTATTGATATGTCTCTGTGTCCACCGGTTCCGATCGTACTTACTCCAGATGAATCGTAGGTACCCATAGTTGATCCTGTGCTAACTGTTGGTACCGATATTACTTCGCGTTGTAAGTCGCGTCTAAGAAAAGCGAATTCATTATAAGGTAAAAACCCTTGATTATCTCCTGCCGCGCCATCACCATTTAAGTATAATGTTTTTGTAAGATCACTATAACCAGTTGATCCTGAATATAAATTTCTGAAAATCATTTTTAATTTCCCATAAATCTTATATTTTTTACTTTCATTTCTTTCATCGTTATATAATTGATCAATATCTAAAAGTATGTTACGATCACCTTCACGCAATAACTCTTCTGAAGATTCCAAACCTATTTTGGTTTGTATATCTTTTTCTGGCGCCTTTGCGTACTCTTTATTTGGTAATATGATTTGTTTCTTTTCCATTATTCTGCTGATGGGAATGCTCCTTTTGGACCAAACATTTGTACAAATTTATCAAGCCCGGTTTTACCTGCTTTCAATCCAAAATAGAACATGAACGGTGTTGATAAAATTTGTCTTGTTCCGCTATAATAATCTTGTGTTTTTCTAATTATAAAATCATCCGTGTAGTCCCATGATTGGGAATTCCAAGTCCCAGCGTGGCTATATCTTGTATATAACGTTCCACTAATTGGGTTAACTGTACTACCACTTGTTACTGCTAAAACAGTAAATCCTGGATATTCACTATCGTAATCATGATAGCCAACAGGGAATGTGTTACCATCAATTACAGCATCAAATTCAACATCATTAGTCGCATTACCAGTATTAACTGTTAATCCACTAAAATCATATGTTATAGGTAATAACAAATATCTATCAGATGAATCGTCTGAACTATTGTTTAAATTATAGGCATATGTCATACCTTGTAATGGTTGCACCTGAACATCTGTGTAATCCCAAGATTGATTATCTGACGTGGCTTCATTTATTCCACCAAAACCAGTTCCTTTTTTATCCCAAAGGAAAAATGGAACCTTTTGTGACGATTCAGTTAATCTTCCTTGAACATATGTAACTCCATCGTTTGCTAGGTGTGTTGGTTCGTTTAAACACGCTCTAACTCTTTCACCGTCATCATCGAATTCAAATGTAACGGGTAACGCTCCCCAATATCCATTTGGTTTGAATACTTGTGGATATATGTCTGGGTCTAATACCTGGTATGAGTAACCAAGATATTTTGGACTTTGTAAATCAAATTCTTGAATACCTGCCTCATTATTTATTGAAATCAATTGTGTAATATCTCCATCAAAAACTTTGTTTGTAAATTTAAATCCAGTATTATCAAAAAAATCTTTTATGTCAAAGGTGTTGTTGCTTACATCCATTCTATAGTTTATTGCTAAACCTAACAATTCGCCGAATGATTGAAATGATGTTGGTCCAATTGATCTAGACACCGAACAGTTTGGATCTAATGTTGGGTCAACACATATTTCTTTTATGAATTCATCCCTAGGACCTAAATCAACTAATGTTGTTGGTCTTCCTAATGTTCTACCATATATTCCTTTAGATACGCCCCAACTATTCTCATTACTATAAATTGCTGATCTATAATAATATTTGTCTTGTGAACCAACATACCTTATTACATCTTCACAATATTTTCCTTTTTTTCCTTTAAATTGAAAAAAGTATAATGATCCTGATAACCAATTATCAATAAAAGAATAGTTTACAATTCCGCCGCAAAATAATTTACCAACTCTTTTTCTTCTTCTATATTCCTTTAGGTATTCATAAAGTCGAGCATTTGTTTGTGTTGCTGGAATAAAATAAAATATACCGTTACTAAATTCACTTTCACCACTAGGTGTTATTGGTGTGAAATTTAATCCTCTATATTCTTTTACTAAAATTTCATTTCTATCTGAAATGTTTGTTGAAGTTATGTCTGGTTGATATATGTATGAAACTGTTCTTCCTGTACCAATATAATAGTACCTAACAATATCTTCGTCATATGGTGTATCATATAGTTGACAACCACTCTCTAGTAATGTGTCAACACTTGGGGGTACTGAATTTAAATCAACAATAAAAACAGTAAATAAATTATTTTCAGAAAAAGAATTCGTTGAATCATTTAAAAATAATGAGGTCCCATTTGTAGTTATTGAATTATTTGTTCCATCTAGTTCAATAACACCCGTACTCGAACCAGATATTATTAATCCATAGTCGCTCTGCCTACTAACAAAATCAGCGTTATCAATGATTGCTGTTGAAGTTCCTCCAGTACATGGCTGTTGAGTGTAGTTTGTTATATTAAATAATAAATCAGAACTATCATCACTACTAAATTCAACATAACCAACTTGTGGGTCAACAAAGGTAAACACAATATCCATTGAACTAGTTGTAATTCCTGTTTTATAAAATGAATTACTAGGTACTGTTCCTGGGTCCGTATAGTTATAATCAATTAATTGTGTATAACCACCTAAACCATTATCAATAAAAACCCTAACCTCTGGATGTAACGTACCTAAATTATGTGTTGCTCCGGCCCAAGAATAGTTTGAAGTTCCAGGATATATTGAAGCAGAATTAAAATCAACCCTTGTTGATCCGGCGACTGATCCTTGTATTTGACCTTGCCCAACAACACAATAATTTTTTGAACTAGTGTCAGAAATAGATGTACCATATGTATTTTCACCATTACACTCTTCACATTCTGGATATGTTATTAAATATAATTGTCTTTGGCCAGCCGCTTGTAATCTATATGCAAATTTTCTAACGGACCTAGCCAAAAATCTGATTGGTCTAAAGTCAACAGCATCAGCAAAATCATGAAAAACAATTGCTAATGTGTTAAATAATGTTAACGTAACTAAATTAATTAAATGTTCAAAAAATAAAAGCACATCTGCAATTAATAATGAAAATGTGAAATTTTTTATCCCAAAATTAACTGGTGGTGTTACGACATTGTCTGAACAATCTTCTTCTTCAGAAGGAACAATTTCTTTTATCCCGACATATCTGTCATTGCTAAAAGTATTGCCTTTAAAATAAGAATTTTGAAAAGACGATACTGTGTAAACTTTACCGTACGTTAACCTGTAAAAATAATCTCTAGGGTAGTATTGACCAAAATCGTTATATAGTATCCCTCTATTTGAATCTGATGAAACTGCTAAAGTTGGGTACTCTTTCCAATTAGTTGAAAATGTATATGATTGATCTATTTGTGTTGAGTATTCTCTAATGTTTGGTACTATATATGATGCAACTTTTCTTGTTCTTTCTTTTCCTTCATCACCTAGATTGAATCTAAAACGATAACAAGCGGATGTTGGTATCCCTTTATTTGAATCATTTGTTATTTCGTTTTCTCCAAATTCGTTTGTGAAAACATAATCCATGTTCATGGGTACGGAAAAAACAAAACCTCCGTCTTCTGGTATATCTTCATTTAAATCATATTCTTCTAAAACGGGTCTACTGTCAACATCTTTTTCTGTGGTAAATCTAATCGCCTCGATAGTTCCGGTGCTTGTTGTTAAATCACACTTCCTACCCATCTTTCTTCTTGGTTGACAATTTTTATTAATAGAATTTTTAGATGTGTCAGTATACGTCCCCCCAATTAAAAATGCTTTTGGTTCCACTTTAACTCCTTGATTTGATAAATCAAAATCAGTTCTTGTTATCCCTAATTCACATAAATCAATGTTACCCCAAAATGGAACGACATCGATTGTTTTATCAAAAGAAACAATTTGTGGAAGCGAATCAATATCTTGGCTGGACTTAAATGAGTATGTATTTTTAAAACTATCAACACCAAACCCATTTCTAATAAAATCATATGGTCTAAGTGAGAAGCAACCCATATCAGACAAGTCAACATCAACATGTATGGTTTGTTCGCCTAATGGAACACCCCAAATCATAAAATCACCGGAACTATTTGTTTTTACCGTGTATTTGTAATATTTTTCATACACTTCTAGATATTCTTCCCTGGTTAATATATCTTTTTGATCAGGGAAGGTACCGGTTGGCTCATGTCCACCATGTTGCTTTCTGGATGGTAATAAATTGTATCTATAGCCGCTATCGGTCTTGTCTTGAGTACTTTTAAATGGATATAATGCAGATATTACTGGATCTGCTTCGTCTTCTTGTTTTAACGGAATAAAGATTGAAACTCTAGCGTTTGGTACACCGAAACCATTGTTTACTGATACTCTACCGCAAACAACACCGTAATCAGCACATAACGACGTATAAACATCATATTGCGTAAATTTTAACGATAATATTTCTAATAAATCGAATTTCTGCTCTAAGTTTACCGTTACGGTCTTATCCTTACCAATATTTGTTAAGATTCTATGTTTTTGGTTCATACTAATATAAATAGAAACTCGCCGAATTTCTAAAGGAGAATATACACAAAAATTATCTTAGTATGTAGTGGAACCCAGAGTTTTAACCCTTATTTTGATATCTTTATTTGGGAATCTTATTTGAAAGATTTGATTGGCTTTCATATATACAGTCATATCACTTTGAAGTATTTCTTTTGTTGCTGTATTTTTATAATCTTGTGCAACTTCAGATGTTGAATATTCACCACCTGTTTTACCAAAAACTCTTACATCGATAACTTGAACTATTCCAGAGACATCTGTTATTGCTTTCTTTAATTCACCAACAAAAAGAGGATCGCCCATCTTTCTTTTTTCAACTAAAAAATAATCGGTAATAGTGCTAACCGAATCTTTAACGATTTCTGATTGATTCTGATTCTTATCTACGATTAAATCAACTTCTAAACCTAAATCAATTACCTCACCACTAACAATGTCTAGATAATCATTGATCATTCTGAATTCTGATAGATAATTTAATATATTGGTTCTCAGTGTATTAGAAACCGTATCTATTAGATTACCATTCTCGTCGTATGAAAGAAGTTTAATTCTAACTTTATTGTCTTCTTCCATTACGTTAACCTTTGCCGGTGCTCCATAAGTTGATGGCATGTTTTCAATTAATGATTTGTAGTCATTTAATGTTACCGCTCTATTTTGAGCAGCAAAATTATATGCTATCATATTTCTTAATTCTTCTATAGTTGGTTGGTCAGCCCCACCTACAGCAGGAGTTATATTTGTTACTTGTAGTGATTGTTGAACTTGGTTATTAACATTTGATTGTGGGCCAGTTAAAATAAATTCAACATTCTCAACTGTATTAATGACACCAATACCTAAGTTAGTTGATTTTCCACCACCAACTCTGTATTTTACGAAAAGCGTTGTATTTGCTTTAGGTATATTACCTAAAGAAAGGTTATTTAAATATGTTCCTAATGTAACTTTTAATGTTCCGGTAACGTAGTTGTCTAAATTATCTAACGGATCAACATTACCTGAACCGAAAGTTACTGATAAGTATCCTTCTGGGGTGTACTCAGATATAAACTTATTTGAAACTTTAAGATATGTTCCAGCACTAAAGTTTTTTCTATCTGAGACCGATGTTGGGTCTTTAATAAAAACTTTATCTTGAACTAATGATTTTACTTCATACCATTTATTATCGGAATTTATAAATTCACTAGCATTAGGGTTAGCACCAAATGATGTGCCTTCTTTATGGATAACAGATGTTATACCTAATATATTTTTTTCGGGCAAATAGAATTTTAAAAATGGTTTTTGGTCTCTAGTTGATATTGTTCTTCTAAAAATTCTTGTAACGCCATTAACTACCGCCTCTCTTTTTGTTATTGTATAAGAAAGAAGTTTGTTATTAGCATCAAAGTTTGGAATCTTTAATCTATTTGGTTCTCCTCTGTTATTAAATGGGTTTGAAAAGTCGATATCATCGATAGTTTCAAATACTTGGCCTCCTCCTGATATTTGTGCGCCAGATCTTAATATACCTTCATATCTGTCGTCATCTTTATCACCTCTAACTGGAACATTAATACTAAAATCACATAAAGCAACAGATGGTCTTAAACCAGGTACTCTAATTCCATATGTTTTAGCGATATGAAATAAAGATTGTTTCTGTTGTGCAAAATCCAACATAGTTTCTTGCCATACTCTATCAATATGATAATGTAAGTTATCCGCAACAGCGGCATTTAAATCCAATGACACAGAAAAAATTGAAGCGTCATTTGTATTTTGGACAATATCTGGGTAATAATCTTTTGTTAGGTTTACTAATTCTTCTCTTATTCCAGCAAAATCCCTGTTGGTGTATGATATTTTTTTACTCATTTTATATATTGATAATTACAAAATCGCTAGTTCCAAATGTTCCATTATTAACCGTATAATCAATTCTAACCTTAGCAGTGTATGGTTTAGTTGATGCACTAGATGCTCTAAATAATCTAGCGTCTTCGTCTTCACTAATACTTGTTCCGGTATCTGGATCTTCTTCAGCGTTAACCACTTTTATTGAGTTTATGTCTAATTTAGGTATATATTTTTTTACTGATTCTCTGATTTCATCCTCAATATGTGAAAATGTAACTACGTCATTTTGATCAAAAATGTATTCATATAATCTAGTTCCAAAATCAGGTAAAAAATATCTAGTACCTTTTTTGGTTAATAATAAATGTATTAGATTAGCCCTAATCTCCTCATCTTGAGTTCTAGTCAATCTAACATAATCACCCATTAAACTATCCCTAAATGGGAAATCAACTCCATACGATGTAGCCATACAAATAAATATAATGAATGATAAAATGGTATTAAATAAAAAATCCGAACAAATGTCCGGATTAGTGACTAGGGTTTCAACTCCTGTATAACCTAATCTAAGATGCTCAAGGATACCTTGACTTTAGGGAGTCATCTTAATCTATTTCCTTTTATGTTAAAATAAATTGAATTAACAATATTTTGGACCATATTATCATGTTTCATTTTACTTAATTGGGCACGCTCCTGTCGCACAATCTTGTAATTCCATATCATCTTCTTTTATTTCAACAGAGGTAATTGGTATTGTTTTACTAACCATAGCGTCATATTCATCTTTATTAATCGTTTCGTATGGTGCTTGGTCAAAACCGTGTCCGTGATATAAAAGGAAGGATACTGTTTTCATTTCATGTCTAAAATGATCTTTAAGATATTGTTTAATGTCTTCTAAATCCTCTTTTCTATAATAAACAGTACAACTAACTGAATTATCTGACCACTCTGATTGCATTCTTCTTACCATATCCATCTGCGTTCTCCAATCAAAGTCGGCCGCAACTGGAGTAGTTTCTGGTAACCTACAAGGGAATGAAATAACCATTGTTGTTTTATCTTCAGAACCATCAAATTTTCTTTGGTATTCAATTGGATAACCGTGTTTTCTACAAACGTCAACCAAAGGTGAATGTGATGAAATTCTTACTCTCCTAATATAATAGGGGCCTGCAGGGTTAGGATGAACGCCAGGTGTAACACCAGCAAGTAAACTTAATGTTCCACTAGGTTTAACCGTAGTTAATTTAATACTCTTAGGAAATCCATGTTCACCTGAATACCACTCATCGTAGTTTCTTAACCAAACATATGCTTCTTTTAACCAACTTCTTTGTTCTTCTGTTGCTTGTAAAATACCAGTCATACCGATACCCATTCTCATGTTTTTGTTTACAATATCTTCAGTTTCTTTTAATGAACAATGAAGGGCTAATGAATGCTTATTCATTCTGTAAGCATATGTTATTGCTTCTAGTAATTCATCATAAGATTCAATATTTGGTAAGTAAACTTCAGCCAAACAACATGTTTCAAAGTTAACCAACGATTGTTCAGCACATGGGTTGAAACCTTCGACATCTGGATCTGGATATTGTGTTTCACCTGTTCTACCAACTGTTCTTGATAATTCTAAATTAATTAAACCATATGGTTCGCCTTGGTTATACGTCTCCCAGAACTCATTAGGTAAATCATCCATATCTTCTGGTGCAACAACTGAATTATTACTCATTGCTCTCCAGTTAGGTATTTGTCCTAAATCCCATCTTTTTGACTTAAGAAATTCTAAATCATCATAATCTCCAATAGCAATTTGCGCTGAACGACGAACGTTACCAGCAACCACCACTGATCCAATGATATTCATAATATCTAAACAATCAACTGGTTTTAATTTTTTATTGGCTCTAGAATTTAAAATTCTATGGATTTCACCAATACCCCAACATAAATCTTCTGGTCCTGATGCTGTTCCTCCAAATCCTTTGATTGGGGCGCCTTTAGAACGAATACAAATCGTGGAGTAAGTGAATCCTTGTCCGCTATAGAAATGCGCTTTAAGGACCTTCCCAAGCAATTTAACCCACCCTTCTCTAGTGTCTGGTACAATGTAGTCAGCGTCACCGGTATCCTTTCTTTCTATCTTTATTTTACCCTTTAGTTTGGGTAATTGATATACATTATGTTTTTGGATATTATAACCCACACCGCTACCTAACATCAACATTTCAAAACACCAGGTAAATGGTCTAATTGGGTTATTAACGACAACGAAAGCACAGTTTTGCAATGATGGTAAACCTAATTTATCAACTGTTTTTGTTCCTAATTGCCACATAAAACGACCTGCTGTTGAAAACTTAAGTTTCATTCTAAGTTCAGCATACCTTTTTTTCTCTTGCTCAGTAAAACCAACTTTTAATTGTTTTTCTGATGAATCCAATTCTCTTTGGATTACTTGCCAAAATTCCTCTGTTTTGGAATTTGCGTCCTCTTCTTTAACTCTTCTAGCGTACGTTCTCTTAAATGTAATGTAGCCAATCTCCCCCCAGGGGACTTCAATTTCTTTAAAATCCATGTGTTCTTTTTTTTTATCGTTTTTAGTAATTATATCCTCCGGTTTCAGCGCTGTTTTTTGAAAGAGGTAAAAATAAATAGCATATATATTTGTTAAAATCCAAGGATAAAAAAAAATTATTTTTTATACTTTTCTTGTCTCTTTTCTGTCCATCACTTGTCTAACTCTTTGTAGGTTTTTTTCTACTTTTTCTTCCTCAAAACCTAATAATGTTGTGGTCTTGTCAGTATTAATTGTTAGATATTCATTGTTAAAATGACAGTTACCAAATATTACACCATCTCTACCAATTCTTGACTTTAATAAAGTTAATGTTGCAAGATTGTGTTCTTTCTGATCTAATGTTTTACCAATAGATATGACAACGTGTCCGATTTGTGCTTTCTTAATTGATCCACCCATTTGATCTGTTGTTACAACTTCAGACGAAATAGATTCTCTGTTACCTTGTGTTGCTGTCCATATAGCAATATCAAATTCTGACGTCATTGCCTCTAGTTGTCTCATAATAGAACCTTCGCCTTTCCATTCTTCACCATATGATGCTCTCTCTGGTGATACACAATCGATATAATCTAATGTTAAAACGTCGATTTTAAAACCATCAGCAATCATTTTTCTTAATTTAGATTTGATTTCACTCATGGTAACAGAATCGCTTGGCAATTTTAATAACTTAAGGTGACCTTTTGATTCACTTTGTGCCTTAATGACTAGTTCTTCTACTTTTTCTGCATCATCTGCTTGATTATTTGCAGATATGTTTGACCAAATTGTAAAATGTTTTCTTTTAATGTTGTTTATATTATCTTCAAAAAATATTTGAACAACATTTTTACCACATCTATGTGCTTCATTGGCGATTTTTGTTAAAACAGTTGTTTTACCAGTGCCTGTTGGTGCTAATATAACACCTAATTCTCCTCTACCTAATCCTCCGTCAAGTAAATTATCAATTCCATTGATACCTGTTGGTATTGGGTGCCTATTATCTTTTTCTAATGCTGATTTAATATCTTCAAAAACATCTGTTGCGTCATTACTATTAACACCTACTTGCAATGCCTTTTGAATGATACCCTCAATAAGTTTATATTGTTCAAACGCACCTTCTGTGTTTATTGCTTCAATCTCTTTTATGGCCTTTTTTAATACCTGTTGTTTACAGAAATTAAGTGCCTGATTTTGGTAATGTAACTGATCGTGTAGGTCGTGATTTTGGATATTACCAATTGTGTCAATTATAACTTTATTACTACCTTCTTTTGTTTCTTCAGCAAGTACTCTTGTTCTTAACGCTTCATATGATGGAATAATATTAAACTGTGTATGCATTTCTTTTATGTATTGCATTACAGTTCTAAAATAACCTCCGTCGAAATAATGACTATCAATTACATCTACAATTGATTCGCCAAATTTTTTATCTTCAATTATTGTTTTTAGTAGTGATAGTTGGAAACTCTGACCTAGATACCCAAAATTTTTTTCTTTCATGTTTATTGTTGTTTCGAAAATTAACTAATATTTTATAGTTCATATTGAAGATAAGTTGTTTCCAACTCATCTCTTGACATAGTTTCAGTCAGATCCGCCAAAATTCTTCTAAGTTTTGGTCTAATGTCGACAGAATATCTCACTTTTGGGTGAAACACACTAGCCAAGAATATTCTTTCTATAAATACATCATCGTTTTGTTTGATTTGAAGTAAAAAATGTTGTTCTTCATTCGATGACTGTTCTTCCACATTCGCTGAATTCAAAACATAGTTTTGATTTTCAACCAAATAATTGGAACTTTTTATTTTCAGATCTTGACCAATTTCTTCACAAATTTCTTTTACTAGATAGTGAAGGTCCAAAGATCGTCTACTTTGGGGGTTATAATCTCTTACGTTGAAAAAACGTTGACAAATAATGTTGTTGTCTAATGTTAGTAAGAATTCAAATTTGTTTTGTTCTTGGATGTTCATTTGTTTAGATTTTAAATTTAATTATTTTTTTATTTTTTTCCTTCCTTGTTAATCTTAAAAATGGGTTAAGGAAATTTATCCAGGCGTCCTCTTGTTTTGGTAAGGCGGTAAACATTCCGTCTTCCATCATCATTTTCATAGTATTTTTATAGGATCTACCTTCAGGATCTAATGTTTCGTTTATTAATAAGTCAATTTGTTCTTTTGCTAGGTCAGTTAATATTGGTTCGGTTAGGTCAACAACCTTTTCGTTAATTTCAAAAAACTCATCACCAAATACACCTAATTTAGTTACTCCGGTTAATAAGTTTTGAATTGATTTGTTGTGTTTATCTTTTTCAAAAAACACATTAAATTGTTCTCTAACTTCACTTAATGTTAGTTGCCTAGTTTTCATCTCAGGGAAATAATTGACCAATCTTTTAATTCCCATACCTTTAATTCCATGAATATTATCCGAAGGGTCCCCACATAAAATTTTAACTAATTTAACGTTTTCAATAAGGATTGTTTCATGATCGTATTCAATATTATCACCTACACTGTATAACTTACTATGTGATGGATTGTATAATTGTGTGTCTTTAGAAACTAATTGTGCTAAATCTCTATCAGAAGAAAATATTACCTTTTTTTCTTTTGGTGAATTTTGTGTATAGTATGCGATACAGTCATCTGATTCACATCTTGAGTATTCACCTTGTCTAACATATAATTCTTCTAGATATTGTTTAATTCTTACTCTTTGGTAATCGTAAGAACTTTCCGCTTCATCGGTCCATTTGTCCGATCTTCTATTTTCTTTATATAAATGATATATTTGTCTGCGAGAAAGAGCACTATCTTCACCATCCCAAAATACACAGATCTTGTCTAAATGGTACGTCTCAAATGATCTCCTAAGAGTATTGAGAAAATGATATATTCCTCCAAAGTGTTTGCCTTTATAAAAGTAGTTCTTAACACCAAAGAAACCAATCGTAAGTAAATTGTCTCCATCAACAAGTAATACGGACATTAAAAAATTAAATTATTATTATTCATCATCTGTTACCACTTCTACGCCCGTGTCAGCAACATTAACACCTAGTTTTTCACTAATATAAGAACCTGCGTCTCTTTTGTATTCTTCAATTGATTTCTTTTCTTCTGTTTCTGTTTTTGCGGCCATAAATCCATGTGCCGTAACCATAATTCTACCGTCTTCATAACCTAAACCATTAACATGGTTTTTCATGATAGAAATTTTAGTTCTAGTTGCAATCTTAACTTTTCTTCCGTCTTTTTGGATTGCTATCTTTGTTGTTCCAGCGTTTTTTTCATTTCCAAAACGAAATACTAATGTTGAGTTTAACCAAATCGCTTCACCACCTTTTGCTTTAATTTTTGGTTGACCATATGGGTTATCTGGCAATTCAACCCAAGGTTGGTTAACAATAACTAAAGTATTTGTATATTTTTTATCTGTTCTACGAGAGCCAGAGATTCTTTGGTTTAATCCTTGACCAATTTTGTCTGATAAAATTCTAGCGTTGTGTTGTGCTCCACCCTTACCTTCATAAGTCATCTTGCATGGTACTGAACCAACGGAATCCCAAAGGAAAAGTAAATCGTATGGTAATTCACCCTTTTCTTGTGCGTCCAATAACTCATTGATATAATCTGTAATTTGTTCAATATATTCAAAATCACTATTAAATAAATAAAAATCTTCTGAACGATCAAAACCCATTAATTCTGCGTGTTCCCAATTCCATTTTTGTTCTGTAATAATAAGAACTGGCAACATACCTTTCTTTTGTGCGTCAACAGCAGATTTAACTAATGCCGTTGTCTTACCAGTATCTGAGTGACCAAGAAGCATATTTAAATGTCCAATAGCCGGACCTGGAATACCACTAGCGTCTAAGAATGCATCACCCAAATCAAGAAATCTTTCTGGTTTATATTCTGCCTCTTTAGAGAACTTTTTTCTTATTGATTCAAAACTATTTTTTTTAATCGCTGCCATATATTTTTTTTTAAAAATCATGTATGGTACCATATAAGATACCATACATGATATGTTTAATTAGAACGGTAGATCTTCGTCTACATCATCTTCACTTTGTGGATCCATTGTTGGTACGATTGGCGCAAACTCTGTTTGTGCTTCTTCGCCATAACTCCATTTTTTTGTATCTGAATTCCATTTTGGTGTGTAACCTTTTGCAACACCTTCTAGATATTCTTCTGGTTTTTTAGAATAAACATCTGCCCATGTTAAAGCATCGTTAACCCACTCACCTGCTTTTTCTGCATCAGTATGTAATGGTGACATATCATCAGGAATAATTGATGTAATGTTTGTGTACTCACCGCCATTTGGTTTTTTTGTTAAACTAAGAGAGATGATTAAATCACGGCCTTTCTCTTCATCCATGATATTACCTTTTAAGTTAATAACAGAATAGATTTTATCGAAAACACCATCACCCTTAGAGTTATATTTGAATCTCCAAAACTTAACTCCGTCTTGTTCATTATCGCGATCAATAACCTTAACGATAAAGAATTTTTTAGGGTTATAATTCTTAGCCAACTCTTTGTCTGATTCTAAACCAGTGCTTCTAAGTGTTTGATTTACTTCGTTTAATGGGGATCTTTTACCTTCATTTTTTCCTGGATCATATAACTTAACCCATTTTCCGTCAACTTGAATCTCATGGAACCAAACCTCTTTGAATGGTGAACTTCCATCCTTCATTGGTAGGATTCTAATTCTTCTTTGACCTGATGTTTGCCCTTTAGTTAAGATTGGAGCAAAATACTTTTTTAATCTTTCTTCCGATGTTACCTTATTAACTGGTAACGATGATTGTTTGTTTTTTTCGTACTGCGATAATACCGCGGCTAAACTGTCTGACATAACTGTAGTTTTTAATTAATAAATTTGTTAGATAACTAATATACAAAAAAAAACCCGAATTAAAAAATCCGGGTTGATTAATTTAAAAAAATATTTTTTAACTAAATGGCGTTTCTGAACCCCAGGTTGTGTTAAAGTTAGTTAATATATTAATTCCTGTTGAATCCACAACTGGGTTTGTTGGTGAACCTCCTAATAGTAATAACTTAGTTTGAGGTAAAACGGCTAACGGAGAACTTGGTTTTGTAAAGTTTCCAGTATATACCGCTGAATTTGTCCAACGGAAGTTAGTGATTTTACCTGGGAATCCGTCCCCAGAAGATAAACCATCAGCACCTATATAAAAATCGTATGTTGAACCACTAATTGCAACGTTGTTTGCTTGTGCTGTTCCTACTTGT